GTGCACTACGCCACTGTCAAGATGGTCGAAGCCTTGGGCGAGACCCTTGGTGATGCCCTGGGAAAGACTACCGACGCGCTGCAACTCACCCAGGAGAGAATCGAACTGTTAGAGCGGAAGCTCAACCGGTCGGAGAACGCGCTGATCGAGCTGCGGATACGGACGTGCCTTGTGGCGGCAATGTTGGCGCCGTCGGGAGAGGTTCTGGGTCGGGACGCACGGGAGGCCCTGGAGCAACTGGCCGCGCTCGATACGACGCTGTACGGCCGCGTCGGCCACCTGTCCCAGCGCACGACGCCGCTGGGCGAGAAGCCACCGGACATCGCCCCCGAGAACCTCGCGGTCGATGAACAGCGCGTGGTGGGGACGGCGGAGCGGGACTGGAGGGAGGCGCACGCATGACCCGCTGGACAAACCGCTATGGAGTGGACGAGGCGATCGCCCGTGCCGTCATGGGGATGGACGAGGACTACAAGCGCGTCGGCGACATCTCCGTGACGACCCTCATCCGCCCGCCCCAGATGGTCGCCCTGGAGCACCAGCACCGGGACGAGATCGAGGAGGACGTCAGCGACGGCCTCTGGCGGCTCTTGGGCAAGGCCGTTCACCAGGTCCTCGGCGCGGCCAGGCTGGAGAACGCGCTGCAGGAGGAGCGCCTGACCTACGAGGTCGGCGGCTGGGTCGTCAGCGGCCAGCCCGACTTGTGGGTCGAGCCCTACACGCTCAAGGACTACAAGATCACATCCGTCTGGAGCTTCCTGCTCGGCGACAAGCCCGACTGGGAGGCGCAGCTCAACTTCTACGCCATCCTCTACGAGCGGAACGGGTTCGCCGTCGAGCAGGCCTGGATCGCTGCGATACTGCGCGACTGGTCGTTCGGCCGCTACCAGGAAGGCGGCAACTATCCGCCGAGCCCGTTCATGTCGGTCAACGTCCCTCTGTGGCCGTCTCCCATCGCGGAGCAACAGCTACGGAACACCGTGGCCCTGCACAAGCAGGCCCGAGAGGAGGGTTCCTTCCCGCCCTGCACGGACGAGGACCGATGGGCCAAGCCGGACGTCTGGGCCGTGAAGAAGAGGGGCAACAAGAGAGCCATGAGCGGCGGCGTTCACACCGACGCGGCCTCCGCTGAGGCGTTCGCATCGCGGCAGACCGTGCCGGTGGAGATAGAGCACCGTCCGGGCGGCAACACGCGCTGCGAGTCCTACTGTCGGGCGGCGCCGTGGTGCCGGCAGTGGGCGGGGCTACAACCAGCCGGGGCGCTGGCGAAGGCGGAGGCGGGATCGTGAGAACCGTTCACAAGTACGCGCTTCGGCTCATCGGCGGGGAGCAATCGGTGGGGATGCCTATCGGGGCGGAGATCGTCCATTTCGATATGCAGGGGGACCGACCCATGACTTGGGCATTGGTAGAGACGGACGCCCGCCTTGAAGAGAGAGTATTCCACGTCGTGGGCACCGGCCACCCGTTGCCAGAGGGGCCGACCTTTGCCCACGTCGGCACCACTATGAACCCGCCGTTTGTCTGGCACCTGTTCGAGGAGGTGCCGTCGTGAGCATGGTCGTCTGCGTTCAGTGCAAGCGAGTGATCTGGGCCTATGACCATGAGCCGCGCCCGATCTCTGGGCTCCTGAACGGGCTCAACATGGTCTGTCCTAAGTGCGGTGGCGTTCGCAGCTTCGATGGCTACGACGGCAACCTGTCCTGGGAGCAGATGCACACCATCGCCGACACCCTCGGCTACTCCTGGGAGGCCGATGGCGAGTGTCGGTGGTTCGGCGACGTGACAGACGCCGTCGCCGGTCTCTGCAAGGTGTCCCCGCTCACTCGCGAAGTTCTCCAGAAGATGTTCGAGGAGTTAGGCCAGCCGGAAGGGGATGACCGCTACGACGCAGCGCACCCCGAGAGCGAGCACGACGGCGGTCTGGGCTCGGGCGATCGGCTGAAAGAGGCGGAGGTGGGGGCGTGACTACGCGCGAGCCTGACGTGCAACTGCCGCCCGGTGGTGGCTGCCCGCACTGCGACAACCTGGGCTGCCCGCACTGCCAGGACAAGCCGCCGACGCTGCTGAAGGCGCTGGGACCAGTGACGGCGGAGCTTGAGCGCATGTACATCGCTCACGAGGAGCAAGCCATCAGCAACAGCGAGGGCTTACACGTCGAGGCGGTGCTGGAAGTAGCCCGCACCGCCATCGACGCCCACAAGGCGCAAGAGGCCGAGCGTATGGGCTATGAGCGCAGTTCATACCTGGAAGGCGACACCTGTACTCACTGCCGCGAGCCCAGCAGCACCCACCTGTGCCCGCTCGCCGGCCACGAGGCCGAGAGGCGACCGCCGGGGGCGTAGGAGGAAGCAGACCATTGGTAGTCAGCGGCCCCATCCGCTCCTACACATTCCCCTCACGGTCGCGGCGGGGCGGTCGCTACATCACGCAGGTCGGGCCGGACGGGACGGTCATCTGCAACTGTCCGGGCTATGAACGCCATCACAACTGCTGGCATCTGAAGGAGGCTATTCGCATGGCTAAAGAGGACGAGGGGGCCACGAGCACCGCGGTGGTCCCACAGGAACAGAGCAAGGCGCTGGTGCCGATCCACGTGACGCCGCCAGCCACGACCCTACCCACCATCCCAGAGGTCCAGATCATCAAGACCATCGCGAACTCGGTCATCGAGGCCCGCGGCCACGCCGTGCCGGCGGGCATCGACTCGCCGGAGAAGGCGTTCGCCGTGATGCTCGCCGGCTGGGAGCTGGGCCTCAAGCCGATGACGGCCCTACGGCACTGCTTCGTCGTCAACGGCAGGACGGAGCCCGACGCGCAGGCCATGATGGGCGTCGTCCAGGCCCGCGATCCGACGGCGCGCTTCGTCTTCCACGAGCGGACCCGCGAGGCCTGCGAGGTGGAGCTCCAGCGGGGCGGGCAGACCATCATCCGGAGCCGGTACACGATCGAGGACGCCCAGGCATCCGGCCAGACGAAGCGAGAGGGGAGCCCCTGGCGGCTCTACCCCCGCGACATGCTGGCCTGGGCCGCCGTCAAGCGGGCCTGCCGGTTCGGAGCACCCGACCTCATCAACGCCATCGCCGGCACCGATGTGGGCGAGGCTGCCGAGGTCATGGATGCTCTGCCGACGGAGGCGGCTGAGGCCATCCCCGCCGAGGCCATCCCCGCCGAGGCCCTGGTGAATCCGGGCGATGAGCCCATCGACGCCGAGTCCCGCGAGGTGCCGCCCGCCGAGGCGGAGCCAGCGCAGGCCGAGGCAGCGCCCGCCGAAAGCGGAGGGCGTGAGGGGAGCTTCGACGGCTTCCTCCGGGTTGCGGCCAAGCTGAAGGAGGCGGGGCACCCCGGTTGCGACAGCCGATCCGACGTCAAGCGGACGATGGGCTGGCCCGAGAACGACGAGGATGTCCAGGCGCTCGTGCGGACGAAGGCCCAGGAAGCGGGCCTCTCAGAGCCCGACGCCTGGCTGATATTGGGCCACGCACTCATAGACATCGCGGGGCTGATCCGAGACGGCGACACGGCAGCGAAGGCGCGGAACGCCGTCGGGCCGATGGCGCGGCTAAAGCGAGAGAGTGCCGAAGGCGAGCAGGAGTCCCTACCCCTGGGATCGGAGTCCTAGGGGGCAGTAGGCCAACAGAAGAAAGGAGTCCCCATTGACTACCCCAACAGCAAGGTCCGACACGTCCCTCGTTATGGAGGACTGGCTGACGCTCCAGCAGGGCCACGCGACGATGTACGCCCGGCTCGATAAGGCTCTCACAACGGAGCAGGGCATTTCGCTGGCTCAGGTCCACACCCTCATCTGCCTCCAGGCCAAGGGGCCGTGCGCCCAGGCCACCGTAGCGTCAGAGCTACGCCGGCAGGCGCAGACCCTCACCATGCTCCTCGACCGGCTGGAAGCCCGCAAGCTCGCCAAGAGGTCCCAGCACCCGAAGGACCGGAGGGCACACCTGGTCTCTATCACGCCAGCCGGCCAGAAGGCGCTCACCGAAGCGCTGCCGCTCATGGACAAGATCCTGGCGCGGCCCTTCGGAGCCCTCGGCGGCAAGAAGCGTGCGGCGCTCCGTGCGCTGATGGCCGGGCTGAACGGTGGCACCGGGAGCTAGGCGATGAACAGCCGTGAGCGTCGACGCAACGGCTGGATCGGCCACCACGGGCGCCACGCCGGCGCGGAAGCCCACCGGAAGGAGCGCCGGCACCGCCGCAACCGGCGGTGGGTGCATCGATGGCTCCGGTGGGTGAGAGAGGTAATGCCATGGGCCTGAAGTTGATGCTCGTGCCGTGGCCGCAGCCCGTCAAGGCGATGAACCCGAGAACGGGCGAGGTGAGATGGAGTTACCTCGCGCATCTCACGGTGGACATACGGGACATCCCGAATCGCTACGAGGCCGCCTCCAGGCGTTTCCGAGATGCCGGCGGCGTAGTTATCCCGCCCGACGAGGGCGAGAAGGGGGAGTAGATGGCAAGGGTAAACAAGCAGGCCAGCTTCGAGGACGTGCCGCTGATGGACGAGGTGCTCGCCGACGAGATCACGAAGTATCTCGCCACCAAGAGGGAAGCCTCCGCCCATCGAGCGGCCGACCGCGAGATCAAGAAGCGTGTGCCGAAGGTGGAGAAGCCGACGCGCTTCGTGGTCGGCGAGAGCTACTTCATCGAGGCCACGCCCTTCTCCCGGGACGGTCACGCGGTTCGGGCCGGCAGCGGCCAGCGCCTCCAGATCAAGGACGCTGCGGAGGGGTAGAACCGCTCATGCGCTTCACTATCGGCGACGCGGCGACCACCGAGCAGAGGTGCGACCTCGACGTCCTGGTCGACACGCGCCTTCTGATCCAGGCCAACTCCGGCGCCGGCAAGTCCTGGTGCATCCGGCGCATCCTCGAGCAGACCTTCGGCCATGTCCAGCATCTCGTCATCGACCCGGAGGGCGAGTTCGCCAGCCTCCGGGAGCGCTTCGACTACGTGCTGGCGGCCAAGAGCGGCGGGGACACCGCCGCCGACCCCCGATCGGCGAAGCTGCTCGCCCATAGGCTGCTGGAGCTACGCGCCTCGGCCATCCTGGACCTCTACGAGCTGAAGGCGCACGAGCGCGTCCGCTTCGTCCGGCAGTTCCTCGAGGCCCTGGTCGACGCGCCGAAGGCCCTCTGGCATCCCGTCCTGGTGGTCGTCGACGAGGCGCACGTCTATTGCCCCCAGAAGGGTGAGGCGGAGAGCGCCAGCGCCGTCATCGACCTGGCGACGCGGGGCCGCAAGCGGGGCTTCTGCGCCATCCTCGCCACGCAGCGGCTGTCCAAGCTCAACAAGGACGGCGCCGCGGAGTGCAACAACAAGCTGATCGGCCGGAGCTCCCTGGACGTCGACATGCGCCGGGCGGCCGAGGAGCTGGGCTTTAGTGGCCGCGAGGAGCAGGCGGCGCTTCGGGACCTGGACCCCGGCGAGTTCTTCGCCTTCGGGCCGGCCCTCTGCCGCACCGTCGCCCGGGTCAAGGTCGGCGGGGTGCTCACGACGCACCCCAAGGCCGGTGCCCGCCTCGCGTTTCGGGCACCGCCGCCCACCGAGAAGGTCCGCGAGCTGCTCCCGCAACTGGCCGACCTGCCGGCCGAGGCCGAGGAGCACCGCCGCACTCTCGAGGGGGCGCAGCGAGAGAACACCCGACTGACGAGAGCGCTGGCGCAGGCCAAGCGGGAGCGTCCGGCGGCGACCGTCGACGAGGCGGCCATCGAGAGACGGGTCACAGCGGCCGTGGGGATAGCCAAGCGCGAGCATGGAGCCCAGGTGCGCGAGGCAGAGCGCCGTCAACAGCGGCTCGAGCGAGCCCTGCGTGAAGGCGCCGGCACCCTGGCCCGGCTCTCCGAGCGGATGCTGGCGGCCTTGAACGGCTCGCAGGAGAGGCCGGTGCCGCCGGAACCCCTCGAGAGGTCGGTTCGCGTGACGCCGCCAGCGGCCTACGTGCCGCCTGCGGCTAGTCCTGAACCTCTCCCTGCCGACGGCATATCGGTTCCTCAGCAGCGCATCCTCGACGTGCTGGCCGCCTTCAGAGGTCTAGGCCTCGACCAGGTCCACAAGAACATGGTCGCGGTCCATGCTCGCGCCAGTCCGACGAGTGGCGGCTACTTCAACAACCTCGGTCGGCTGCGCAGCCTAGGCCTCATCGACTACCCGCAGCCGAGCTACGTCTCCTTGACCGACGCCGGCGCCGAGCAGGCCCATGACGTCGAGCCCATCACCGGCGTTGAGGAGTTGCACGAGTCCTGGTATCGCATCCTGCCCCGGCCACAGGCTGCGATCCTCAGGGCGCTCATCGACATCTACCCGGAGGCCATGAGGAAGGACGACCTGGCGGCGCAGGTCGATGTGTCCCCTACGAGCGGGGGATACTTCAACAACCTGGGGCGCCTGCGGACGCTCGGTGCCGTCGAGTATCCCTCGCCGGGCATGGTCCGCGCCGCTGACATTCTCTGGCCGGAGGGGGTCGCCGCTTTGTCCAGTTAGCGGCAGAGGGAGATGAACGTGGCGAACGAGCGATGGGCACCATGGAAAACCCTCCACCTTGCCCGAGATGCAGGCGGTGGCAGAGAAGCGATCGTGATTGGATTCAAGCCTGAGCCTGGCCGTTGGTTCCACGTCGCCACAATATACCTGCCGCTTGCCCGCTGCCCGCTCACTGCCGAACTCGAAGAGTACGCGCGGCGCATCGTCGCCTCAGTCAACGCCTGCGCCGGAATCTCTCTCGAGGAGATGGAGCACTACGGCGTTGGTGGGATAGCTGCCCGCCTTCGGTCCTTGGGCCAGCGGGTCGGCGAAGAAGAAGGCCCACCCGCCGCAAAGGTCGAGAAACGGCAATGACAGACTTCACGCCCTTCACGCCCGGCGAGTACGGCGAGGCGCGGGTCCTGTTCACGGACGGGGAACACGGCTATCCGCCAGCCGTTCGGTGGCTCGAAACGCATGGGGCCTCGCAACTGGCCGAGGCGGTCCTTACCGCACTTGTCCAGGGCCGCCAGGTCTTCCCTGAGCCCGATGACGAGCGCCAGGGTGCGTTCGCCCGGCTGGCCAGCACCGCCGAGAGCCAGGGGTGGATTGCCGCTTCTGCATCTAGTGGGCGGAAGGGAGAGGCCGGTGACTAGGCTTCGCCACTCGCCGACCGAGGCCCTGACCTCTGGGCTACAGGCTAGACGGATGCCCGGTGCTCCAGGCACCCGGACTTTGGCCCAGGGAGCACGATGGGACGCCATCGCTGGGGCTTCGGTCGGCGGAAGGTGAGGCATGAGGCCGAACCGGCCGCGCAGGCGGCCTCGGTTTGCCGAGAGGTGGGGTGCAAGCTGGGGCCGCCATTAGGAAGGAGGCCATCAAATGAGGCTCCCTGCCCATACGAAAGACGGTGAGCGGTGCAACAACTGTGGTGGGCCGGTGGAGTACCTAGCTGACGTGCCAGTCTGGGAGCACACCGCTGAGGATGCTGACTGCCCGGCAGGGGTGAGGCATGTCCACTACCTTGCTCGCTACCTGCCGGAGTACGAAGAGTTCTCGCGCTCGCTGAAGGAGGCCGCCGGTGGGTGACAGACAGCCAGCCGAGGTCTTCCCGCCAGCGGAGTACATCAAGGAAGAGATGGCGTTCCGAGGCATGTCCCAAGAGGAGTTCATGGAGCGGATAGGCGCTGAGTGGCAGCGGGACGTATTCGATGTCCTAGAGGGCAAGCCCATGACTGAGTGTGCTGCTGTGGCCCTGGCCCGTGTCTTCGGCACCAGCATTACACTCTGGCGCAGGCTGGACGCCGCCTGGTGGGAGGGACTGAAGGCTGCACTGGAGGCCGACCGTGCCGGGTGAGTGGTGGACGAAGAGCTGGGGCCGCCGCAGGACATGAGAGGTAGGGCCAAGGATGGCTGACAAGACGCCGATCGGCTGGGCCGACGCCAGCACGAACCCCTGGCGGGGCTGCCGGCGCTGCTCCACCGGCTGTCGGGGCTGCTACGCCGCCACCGACGCCAAGAGGCGCGGCTGGGACTTCGACACCGTGACGCGCACAAGCGACGCCACCTTCTACGCGCCGCTCAAGTGGCCGGAGCCGCGCTTCATCTTCGTCTGCTCACTCAGCGACTTCTTCATCGAGGGCGCCGACGAGTGGCGCCCCACCTACTTCAACGACGTCATCCGCCGCTGCCCGCAGCACACCTTCCTCCTGCTCACCAAGCGGCCGGGGCGGATACGGGCCTGTCTGCCGCGCGACTGGGGCGAGGGCTGGCCGAACGTCTGGCTCGGCGTGAGCGCGGAGAACCAGCGGTGGGCGGAGAAGCGGATCACGGAGCTCCTAGAGGTCCCGGCCGTCCTTCGTTTCGCCTCTCTTGAGCCCGTTATCGACTCGATTGACCTAGTAGACCCCTGCCAGTCCTTCGAGTCTGACTACCCCGGCGACTGGGACTGGCTAGGCCACGTCTTTGATGACAATGGCAAAGGCTTCTGTCGCAGGTGCGAGAACCGCTACGGCTATCCCTGGCATCGGGGCGTGCCTACGCATGGCCATCCTCAAGGTGCCCCCAACATCGGCTGGGTCATCGCTGGCGGCGAGTCGGGGCCCGGGGCGCGGCCCTGTGATCCCCTCTGGCTGGCGAGCCTCCAGGGCCAGTGCGCCGCCGCTAGCGTCCCCTTCTTCCTGAAGCAGCTCGGCGGCTGGCCCGACAAGCACAGCGGCGACAAGGCCCGGCTGGACGCCCGGCTGTGGCAGGAGAGGCCATGAGCGACGCGACGCCGAGGACGCAGCACGTAGCTACCCTCTTCCCAAAGGACCGCCGTGGCGACGGTCGCAGCATCCTCTTCATCTCAAGGGTGCTGCCTGGCCGGTATGAGATGGCCTGCATGTGCGGGCTGAGGCGCTACGTCGACGGCGATTGCGAGCACATGCGCGGACTGCGGCCGCTGCTCAAGCCCTGGTATCGGACCAGGATGAAGGCGGTCCTGCCATGACCCTCCCCTTCTCCATCTTCATCCGCGGCATCCCCCAGCCGAAGGGCTCCAAGAAGGCGTTCACGAACCCGAGGACGCTCCGCCCCATCATCGTCGACGACAACAAGAAGACCATGCGGCAGTGGGAGAGCGACGTCCGGCGCGCCGTGCAGGAGGCCTGGCAGGGGCCGCCCCTCGAGGGCCCGGTCAGTCTGAACGTCTGCTTCGTCTTCCTGCGCCCGAAGTCGGCGCCGAAACGGAACCCACCAGTCTTCAAGGCCACCACGCCCGATTACGACAAGCTGGCACGCATCGTCGGCGACGCGTGCGAGGGCATCGCCTTCCGCAACGATGCCCAGATCGCCCGGGCCATCATCGAGAAGCGGTACGGCGACGAGGCCGGGCTCCTCTTGGAGCTCTGCCCCATCTGAGGTGCGTGATGACAGGCAAGAACCCCTTCCCTGAACTCAAGAGAGCGCACCCTCTGATCTGGGACCGGCTCGCCTGGTTGATCAATGACCTCCACACAGTCCCCGCTTGGGGCTTTGATGACGAGGCAGACTTCGAGTACTTCGTGCGAGGCCTACAGGTCCACTGGCCGCCGAAACCCGCCGACCCGAAGAAGGCCCCAATCCCTTCCTCCCTCCGCTGGGAGGTATTCAAGCGAGATGACTTCCGATGCCGCGGCTGCGGCTCGCGGGACAACCTGCGGGCCGACCACATCATCCCTGAGTCGCAGCGCGGCCCTACCGAACTCAGCAACCTCCAAACGCTCTGCGCCACCTGCAATTCGCGGAAGGGGTCACGCCATGTCGGGCTCAAACGCCTATAACTGGATCAAATGGGCGCGTGAACGCCACCTCAAGACGCCGCAGCAGCCAGTATTGCTCGCTATCGCAACCCATTGTGACCACAAGGGCACGGCGTGGGTAAGTTACGCGACCTTGGCTGGCGAGACCGGCTTCCACCGCGCCACGGTCATTAGGGCCCTCCGTTCTTTAGAAAACGATGGGTATCTCCGCCGCAATGGGCGCCATGCGGGCACTGCCCATAGTCACCCCAATGTCTGGGAACTCACGGGGGCAATCCAACCGCCGCTCATACCCATCGAACGACCGTCGCCCCCCGCGACCTTCGCACTTAAGGACGACCGTCGCCCTGTGCAAAAGCGACCGTCGCCCTCTGCGTCGCAGAACTACCCTAGAACTACCCATAGAGACGTTCGTAGATCTTCACCTGACGGTGAAGATCTCCGCCGCCCCGAGGCCGGCGACCTGAAGGGTCACATCGAGCGGTTCTTGGGCAGCCAGAAGAAGCATGACCAGGTCGCGGCCTTCATCGACGTCGGCCATTGCCTGGGGGTGAAGTTGACCGGCGGCCGAGTAGCGGCGCTTGTCAGGCGGTACGGCCACGGCCAGAGCCTCATCACCGCGGTGATGGAGGCGGTCGGCCAGCGGGCCATAGAACCCCACGACTACATGGAAAGGATTTTGGCGAATGGGCGCGGGAGCCTTCAAGAAGCTAGAGGATCTGCTGGGGAACGCCAGGGCGGTTCTAAACGCAGACAGGGAAGCCCGGGGGACTGGGCCGCCGCCTTCGTTGCCGGAGAAGGACGATGAGGATCAATGCGAGTGGTGTCAGGGGGCTGGCCATGTGCGACGGCCGGTTGTCCCTGGCCATGTCGACTTCGGCAAGAGTTTCCAGTGCCCGCAGTGCAACCCGGTGCCGGCTATCGCAGGTGTGCCACCGCGCTTCGAGAACGCCACGTTCGATAACTTCGACCTGCGGCAGAATCCAGGCATGAGGGAAGCGGCGGAGCTCTGCCGGATGGTAGCGGCCCGCGAGAGGTGGTGCGCCCTTCTCATCGGCGACTATGGGTGCGGCAAGACGCATCTGGCCGTGGCTGCTGGCGTCGAAAGCGCCTGGGATCGGCCGTCGGTCTTCTGGTCAGTTCCGCGGCTGTTGGACTGGCTGCGGCGTGAAGCCTACGGCGAAGAGGGTGAGCGAAGGGACATCACGACGCTGCTGGCGCCCTACGAGCGTGGAAAGTTCCTCCTCATCCTCGACGACCTGGGCGTTGAGAAGAGAACGGAGTGGGCGGACGAGCGGCTGTACGAGGTCCTCGACGGCCGATACGTCCACCAAGCGCCGACCATAATCACCAGCAATGTACACCCTGAAAGAATCGACCCGCGTAGTTGGAGCCGCTACCACGAGGGCCTGGTGGTGTGCCGCGGCCGGGATGTGCGGCGCGGCATGGACGGCAAGTGAGGCTGATAGCTTTGCTGCTCCTGACCACTCTTTTAGTCGGCTGCGGTTGGAACATCAGGAGCATCGAGATCAGCGAGCGTTGCGGCGACCTGTCCGACGGCTACTACAGCGCGGCGACCTCCTGCTGGGTCCAGGAGGAGCGGACGGTGATCATCTCCCCGACGACGGGGCTCAACACACCGATCATCTTCTGGCACGAGCTATGCCACGGCTGGCAGGGCCGCAACCTCGCAGACGACGACCGCATGTTGGATGGGTGGGCGGCGACCCCGGAGGGACAGGCCTTCACGCCGATCTACGCCGCCCACGGGAGCCGAGGTGCGATGCTCAGTCCCGGGAACCTACTTGAAGCCGGGGCCTATGTGTGCGGCTTCTTCCTGCTATCGCCGGAGGTCCTGGCCCCCGACGAGCTGGCCTGGGCGGAGGAGTTCATCCGTTGGTGAAGGAGAGGGAGATGCCGGTCGCTGGCGCAAGTGTAGGGCCCGAGGTGGGCGAGGACAAGTGTTATCTGTGCCGCGGGATCGGGTTTGGGACCTGTGACGGCTGCCGCCGGCCGGTATGCAAGCCCGACTCCGTCCGCACGATCCGCGGCCGAACGAACTGCTACCCATGTAGAGAGGCCGCACTCGACGTTTATGAGCTGGTGACCGGAGAGGAGAAGGATCATGGGAGCCGGATTTAGCCTTCGTATGTTGACAGACGAGCAGGCGGTCGGGAAGGTCTGCGCCATCGAGATGCAAGAGCTGCCGACGCACATCGTCCGGGCGCTGGGCACAACCCGGTATCTCTACGTCTGTCAGCGGCACATCCCAGAGGCCCTAGACACCGTCTTGGGATCGAGGGAGGAGGCGGATCGCCGTGTCTGAGGAGCGCAAGCGCCTGAGCGAAGAGGAGCTGGCTGGCATCGAGGCCCGGCACCGGGGATGTGAGTCTACTTATCCTTCCTGCGTTGTGGTCCGCCTGGTGCGCGACCTGCGGCGGGCGCGGGACTTTGCCCAGCGTGTCATTGATGCCGAGGAGCTGACAGTTCACGACTACGAGACCAAGTATGGACCCGGTTCGGCACTGGTAGACCTGAGAACTGTGGCCCGTGCCCTACTGCCGGAGGTGCCCCATGCCTGAACTGATGGATGTTTGGCACATTCTCCCCAATGAGGGTGGCGAGGGCGGGGAGACGTGGGCGGCTTTTGCTGCTGACCTCGACATGATTCGCATGGACCTAGAGGCCCGGCTCGCTGCGCTGCGGAAGCTGGCGGAGCCAGTCTTGCTTGCTTAGGATAGGGTACACGCCCACGTCTCAGAATGCTCCGCCTGTGGGGGAATCTTCGGTATGTGCGAGCGTGGTCTCATCCTGTGGCGGGATGGGTACAGGCAACTGACCGACCTGCGCGCCCTGGCCGGGGGCGAGGAGGAAGCGTGAAGGCACCGGGCCTCACCCTATCAACCTTCTCCGGTATTGATCTGTTGGGACTCGCCTTCAAGGGAGAGGGCTGCTGTGTAGTGTCGGCTGGCGATGTCATGTGGGGCCGCGAATGGGACATCAGGGCATTTCACCCGCCAGCCAGCGTGTTCGACGGGGTGATAGGCGGCCCGCCGTGCAAGGGCGAGAGCAACCTGGCAGCCTTGAACGGCAGGCCGGGGGTGTCACTCGCGGCTGAGTTCTGGCGCGTGGTTGAGGAGGCGCAGCCCCGGTGGTGGGTCATGGAGGCTGTCATTCGACACGAAGCGCCCTACGTCATGGCCCTGAGCCCCCGCTGGCTCGGCGAGAAGCAAAGCCGCAAGCGCTACTTCCACTCCAACCTAGCCTTGGAGCGCCACATCGAGGTTGCCCTATTTGAGCACCCAGACTGGAAGCACGCCGTTCTGGCTAACCACGGCAACCGCGTGGGCACAGTGGTCCGGGGCATGGCTACCTACTCTTGGCCGGAACGGTGTGAGCTTCAGGGCGTGCCGCCAGACTTCCTCGACAACACACCGTTCACGGTAGCTGGCAAGAGGGAAATGCTTGGCAACGCTGTGCCCATGCCGATGGGTCGGGCCGTGGCGAAGGCGGTCAAGTTCGCCCTGGCCGCAGAGGTGGAGTGATGCTACCACATGGCAGCCCAGAGGATGCCGCCGACCAGAGTTATCGGATGCAAGTTGAGATCACCGCCCTCCGCGCCCGGCTGGTGGCGCTGGCGGGCCTGCCGGCGGGGAAGGGGGAGTGCCCTGCCTGCCACGGCACAGGGGGAGGCTTCGGCAGTGACGCCAACCAAAACGTAGCCTGGCATCCATGCCAACGCTGTAGGCCGGGCGAGCCAGTACAGCCGGAGGAGCCCCCCGCTGACTAGCTACGTGCGCCGCGCCCTGTTGTTGGGGCTCCTGCTGGGCGTGGCGCTGATCGGAGGTGCCGATGAGACGGTGGTACACGAGCCTGGCGTGGGGCGGGGTAGTGGTAGGGCTGGTGACATTCATGGTCACGATGCTTTGGGGCCGGACGGCCGGGCAGTTCGTTGTAGCGATCTATGGTGCGGCACTCATATTTATCGGGGCCTACTTGGTCTACGTCCTCCGCAACGGCCCGCCACGCCGACGCCGACGGTTGAGCCCACAGGAGCGCCGGTTGCTGCTCTGGCAGTCGAACCGCCGCAATGGGCACAAAGCGGCGGAGCCCCAGAAGCGGCGGACGAAAGCGGCGAACCGGCCCGAGACGGGGATCAAAGCGGCGGACCGTGGGCGATTGCCGTTTTGGTCCTCTGGCCGGAGGGGGAGTGGGCCCGGGCCGCGTGCATCGTAGCCCAGGAGTCCGAGTGGTTGCCCTGGGCGGTGGGCGACGCCAGCGAGCGCGGCCTCTTCGGGATTCACCCGGTCCACGCCTGGCGGTTCGAGAAGCACGGCGGTTGGGACACGGCCTTCGACCCGATGGTGAACGCGCAGGTGGCTAAGGAGATATGGGACGAGCAGGGCTGGGTGCCGTGGACGTCGGCGCTGGGGTGCGAGTGAGGAGTGCGCATGATCTTTCATCGTGACTTAGCAGCCAAGGTTCTGTCAGGCGAGAAGACCGTCACCCGGCGGCGGCCCACACATCGCAACGGGCGACCCGTGCGCTACCAGCCGGGTAAGGTGTACGCCGTCCAGCCGGGCCGGGGGAAGCACCACATCGGGCACATCCTCATCTTGAAGGTGACGAAGGAAAACCTGCGCGATATGGACATCTACGATGCCCAGTGGGAGGGCTTCGGCTCCGTCAAAGAGTTCGCACGATATTGGCTGGGATTGCACGGTAAGTGGGACCCCTGGGAAGAGGTCGCCGTCATTGAGTTCGAGTTGGCCGCCCGCTGCCCGGACTGCGACGCCCTGGCCGGGGCCGAGGAGGAGTGATCTTGGTAGATGCACCACGCCTCTACCCTGGGCGGCGGCGCGGGGCCTGGGCTCACATGGTTAGTGATGAGAACGAGGAGGAGCTGCACCATATGGCACGCACCCTCGGCCTCAAGAGGCACTGGTTCCAGGCGGGTCGGTTTCCGCACTACGACATCGGCCTGATGAAGTGGAGGCAGGCGCTCCACCGGGGCGTTAGGTGCGTTACGACACGAGAGCTAGTGGCGTTGATGCGGGCCCGCCGCGCCCTGCCGGCGGTGTAGCTGATGCCTGACCCGACCCCCGGCAAGCTCGAGCGCCTCCGCCACCTGATGCGGCTCCGCGCCGACTATGCCGAGCAGCTAAACGATGCGGGCCTTCGCCTCATTGACCACTCCATCTTCGCCACCTACCGCGACTGCGTGTCGGCCGGTGCCGCCGCCCCCGCCGTAGACATCCTTCGAGAGGCCCGCGATGCCTGACGCTCTCCGCTGGCAGGAGCTCTACGACGAGGCGCTGCGCCCCATCCCGACGGCGACGCGCATCGAGCTCGAGATCCGCTGGCGGGCGTGGCCGGGCGGAGGCTGGCAGAAGAAGTCGCCGTCGAGCCACACCCTCGAGGAGCTGGACTACGTGGTGCGGAAGCTGCTGGCCGAGCTGGAGCGCCGGCCGGACGGGGCGGTGATCCTGGCCCGGCTGGTGGCGTTGTACGACCCGGTGCGGGAGAGGGCGTCGTGACGGCGCCGGCCCCCTACTGGACCTCCGCCGACGGGCGGGTGTTCAAGGGCGGGCTCGAGCTTCTGTTCGGCCTGCCCATCGCCACGTTTACGACTATCGTGGCTGATCCGCCCTGGGACTACCGAGACCCGCTGCAACGGGGTCGCCACAGCGTACGTGGGGCGGAGTCTCACTACCCGCTGATGAAGCTGGGATTAATCATGAGCCTGCCCGTGCGTGACCTCGCTGCCGAGAACGCCCACCTCTATCTCTGGGTGACAAATGCTTTCATGGTGGAGGGTCACCAAGTAGCCGCTGCCTGGGGCTTCTCCGTCCGAACGATCCTGACGTGGGAGAAGCGCGGGATCGGTATGGGGCACACCTTTCGGAACAACACAGAGCATGTGCTGTTCTGCGTGCGGGGCAAACTGGACAGCCTTCGCCACGATCGCCCGACCGCCTATCAGTGGCCGAAGGGCGCTCACAGCGAAAAGCCTGAGGGCTTCTTCCAACTGGTCGAGTCCATGTCACCCGGCCCTTACCTAGAGCTGTTCGGACGTCGCTCTCGCCCTAACTGGGCGGTCTGGGGAGACGAGGCGGGACGGTTCCCCACGCAATTGCTAATGGAGGCCGCGCCATGACCGCCCCCACCTGGGCCAGCGCCGACGGGCGGGTGGCGATTAGCCCCGGCGACGCCGGGAGGAAGGAACGAAGCGGTTGAAAACAGGGATTCTCAGTCTACGGTTCAACGGGCTCACGCCGCTGCTTATGAGCAGCACGAAGGGCATGGAAGAGGACGAGGGCGGGAAAGAGCGCGAGAAGGAGGTCAGCAAGCCAAAGGACTATGGGACCCCAGAGGAGGAAGCCGAGCAGCGGGCTCACCGTCTCCCAGATGGGCGGCTCTACGTTCCAGCGATGGCTCCTTATCAAGCCCTCATGAATGCCTGCAAGGGCTACGAGATTAAGGTGCCGGGAAAGAAGCGCAGTGTCGCTCTGGGTCCGATCATGGCGGGTTCCGTCTTCCCCACGGTCCACGCCCATCCGCTGCGGCGCAACGGCGAGTGCCTCACGGAGTATGCTGTCGATTCCCAGCCCGTCGTCATCCGCGGCCGTGGTCGCATCATGCGCCGCCGGCCCAGGATCGACCCGCCCTGGGAGATCGAGGTGCAGTGGGAATACGATCTCGACACTTGGGAGGGCAAAGAAGGCTACATCGTCGAGCGCGCCCAGGAGAGCGGCAAGACGATGGGCCTGCTGGACTTCCGCCCTCAGAAGCGTGGTCCATACGGACGGTTCGAGGTAGAGCGCATCGAAGAGGTGCATGATGCCTAAAGTCAAGCTGGCCGAACTGGTACTCGACTACAACATCTACCCCCGCACCGAGCTGGACAGCCTGAACACGCGGCGGCTCATCGAGGCCCTTGGCCTTGGCCGTCGGTTGCCAGCCATCATCGTTGACCGGAAGTCGAAGCGGGTAGTGGACGGCTTCCACCGCGTGCGGGCCACGACCGTCGCCGCTGGCCGTGACGCGGAAATCCTTGTGGAGTGGCGAGAGTACGGGTCGGACGAGGAGATGTATCTCGACGCCATCCGGCTCAACGCTGGCCACGGGGCGCCGCTGACGCCCCTGGATCGGGACCGATGTCTCCTCCGGGCGGCGGACTTCAAGATCGAGAGGGCCGTCGTTGCGGAGGCGCTCGGCATAACGAAGATCATGGTGGCGAAGATCGAGAAGCGCCGCTTCGCCGAGGGCCAGGACGGAGCCGTGGTGATCAAGCGTTCGGTGTCACATCTGGCAGCTATGAAGCTGACGCCGCAACAGGAAGAGGCGAATGAGCAGGCCGGCGGCTTCCCCCAGGTCTACTACGTCGACCAGGTGATCAACTTCATCGAGGGCGAGCTGCTGGTTCAACATGATGAGCACCTGTCTGGGCGGCTCCGGCACCTGCACGGGCTCCTTGAGAAGCTGCTCGTGGCCCTTCCGTGAGGTAAGGCTGGTTCGCTGGGGTGCGGTGCGGTTTGGTATGGTCTGGTCCGGTAGGGTCTGGTGAGGTAAGGCTGGTCAGGTTGGGTCGGGTTCGGTAAGGTCTGGTCGGGTGCGGTGTGGTCCGGTAGGGTGAGGATAGGACTTGCGTCGGGGGCCGGTATCGCAGTGGGCGACCGGCCCCCGCAAAGGATGAAGAGCCTAGAGTTCTTAAAGTCGCTGGAGTCTTTAGAGTCCGTATAGTCTCTAAAGTCGCTGAGGCGATCCCGTGGTATACTCTATCGTGGGCCGTTCCCTAAGCGGGGGCGGCCTTCCTGATCCGCCGGGTTCGTGGGAGCCCGGCCGTTCTTCTGGCCCTTCGTTGCCTCTCTCCCTAGCGGAATAACCGTAAGGAGTCGCCGTGCCCGAGCCCGGATTCTCGATCCGCGTCGAGGGCGTCGATGACTTGGTGCGCCGCCTCAGCAAGCACGGCCTCCAGGCCGCGGCCAAGCGCAGCCTCCGGCGCGCCGGGACGCGCATCGAGCGGGAGGTCAAGCGGCGGACGCCCGTGAGAACCGGCCACCTGCGGGCCTCCTGGGCGACCCAGACGCGCAACGGCGGCTGGGCGGTCATCGTGGGGACTGACAAGGCGTATGCCCGGTTCGTCGAGGAGGGCACGCGGCCCCACGAAATACGGCCCCGGACGAAGAAGGTGCTGGCCTGGCCCATCGGCGGCCGGTCGGCGGCCGGTCTGGGCCGTGGGCCGCAGGGGACGCGGAAGGGCAAGGGCGCCCTGGCCTTCGCCCGCGTCGTGAAGCACCCCGGCACGAAGGGCGTCCACATGGCCCAGCGGGCCGTGGACGAGAAGGGCGGCGAGGTCGTCGGCCTGCTCCGGGCGGCGCTGCAGAAGCACCTCGCGGGCGGGTTCGGCCTCGCGGACGCAGCCGGGGCGGGCATCTGACAGGCTGAACCGGCCACAGATACGAGATGGTGAGCCGTTAGAGATGAGCCGACCGCGACAGCGTCCATGGGATCAGGAGCCGGAGACCGTCGAGCGGGTCAAGCAGCACTGGGACTGGCATGTGGAAGGCCTCAGCGCCTCCGCGATAGCGGAGAGGTCCACCGTCTCTCTAGCAACGGTCAAGCGCGACCTGCAGAGGGCACGGGGCCTGATGCGAGAGGCGGCGGGCAAGGACGTGGACGCCAAGAAGGTGATGGCGGTCGCGCACCGACGCGGTATGCAAACCTTGGCGCTGGACAACCTCGTACCGGGGATCGTCGACGCCTCGGGCCGCGCCTCACTACTCATAGTCGTATCGAAGAATCAGGACGCCATCGAGGACCTCGAGGGCTTGCGCCCCAGGGGCGGCGCCATCGCCGCCCTCCGCCTCAAGGCCGGTCCCGGCGGCGTGGAAGTGGAAGCGGTGGCCATTGGCCGTAGCCTCACCCAGGACATCCTCGGCGACGACGAGGCGACCGAAGCCGCGCTTGCCCTCACTGAGCGACTCGGACGTCGCAAGGTGGAGCCCGGCGGGCCTGGCGATGGTGGCAAGCGGCGGTCGCTGGGAACTCGCCGAGCACCTGAGGCTCCTTAACCGGGGCCTCGTCGGCCTGGCGCGGCGCAAGTTTCGGCGCCTGGTGGTGATGATGCCGCCGCGGCACGGGAAGAGCGAGCTATGCAGCCACTACTTCCCGGCCTGGTGGCTGGGGACCTTCCCGGAGGACAGGGTGATCCTGGCCTCCTACGAGGCCGACTTCGCCGCGTCCTGGGGCCGCAAGGCGCGGACGGAGCTGGAGGAATGGGGCCCGGCGCTGTGGGACGTCCAGGTCAGCCAGGACTCCTCGGCGGCCAACAGGTGGGACCTGGCCGGGCACCAGGGCGGCATGGTGACGGCCGGCGTCGGCGGGCCCATCACCGGCAGGGGCGCGAACCTGCTGATCATCGACGACCCGGTGAAGAACTGGAAGGAAGCCGAGAGCGCCACCTACCGGGAGGCCGCGTGGGACTGGTGGCGATCGACGGCCTACACGCGCCTCGAGCCCGAGGGCGTGGTCGTGCTCATTATGACGCGGTGGCACGAGGACGACCTGGCCGGGCGCATCCTGGCCGACAGCGAGGAGGAATGGGTCGAGCTCGTCCTGCCGGCGCTGGCCGGGCCCGACGACCCCCTGGGCCGGGCGGAGGGGGAGGCGCTATGGCCGGAGCGCTACGACGAGCGCACGCTGCTGGCGACCAAGGAGGTTCTCGGCTCTTACTTCTGGGCCGCCCTGTACGACCAGCGGCCGGCGCCGCCCACGGGCCGCATTCTGCAGCGGGAGTGGCTGCAATACTACGACGACCCGCCCGACATCGGCTACACCGTGCAGCTCTGGGACACCGGCGCCAAGGAGGACGAGGCCGGCAAGACCAAGGAGCAGCAGCGGCGCAGCTACTCGGTCTGCGCCACCTGGGGCCTGGGCCGGCGCGGGCTCTACGTGCTGGACGTGTGGCACGAGCGGGTCGAGTTCCCGGAGCTGAAGAAGGCGATGGTCAGTCAGTACAAGCTCCATAAGCCGGACATCATCGTCGTGGAGGACGCCTCCTCGGGCCAGTCGGCGGTCCAGGAGCTGCGGCGGGACACGCGGCTGCCCATCACGGCGGTCAAGGTGCCGCAGGCCGACAAGGTGCTGCGCTTCAGGACGGCGATGCCGCTGTTCGAGGCGCGGCGGGTGTTCCTGCCGGCCAACGCCGACTGGCGGGAGGGGTGGGAGAAGGAGCACCTGGCCTTCCCGAACGCGGCCTTCGACGACCAGGTGGACACGACGAGCATGGCCATCGCCCACCTCAAGCCCTTCATCGGCGAGGGCTTCACGGTCGGCGGGGCGGGCCTGCCCGACCAGCCGCACAGGGAGAGCCGCCTGAAGGCCCTGGGGCCCAGCGCGGCGCGCAGCGGGGGCATCCGGGCAGGACTGAGGCCGAGGGGTGATAGCGCACAGAGGGACAGAGACTTCTATGGCAGATAAGAAGGACACCCCGGCCCCCATCGGCGCCGGCGCCTACGCGAAGGATCCGATGGAGGGTGCCGAGCTCACGAAGAGCGAGCGCCAGATCGAGGTCGGCACCTCCGGCCTCCGGCGCTTCGGGGGCCAGGTCCAGGAGGAATTCGACCCCCAACTGCGGGGCGCGAAGGGCGTCAAGGTCTACGACGAGATGCGCCGCATCGACCCCGACGTCGGCGCCATCCTCACCGCCATCGGCATGATCATCCACTCGGCGGAGTGGGCGGTCGTCCCCGGCGGCGAGACCCCGCAGGACGAGGAGGCGGCGGGCTTCCTCGAATCCTGCATGGCCGACATGAGCCACTCGTGGCGGGACTTCATCGACGAGGTCCTGAGCATGTTCCCCTTCGGCTGGGCCTACTTCGAGATCGTCTACAAGCAGCGCCTCGGCCGGGGCGCCGACCCGCGTTCGGAGTATGAGGACGGGCGCATCGGCTGGCGGAAGATCGTCCTGCGCGGGCAAGACACGCTGTTCCGGTGGGACTTCGACGAGACCGGCGGGCTCCAGGGCATGGTGCAGCGCGTAGCCTTCGAGACCCAGGAGCGCTTCATCCCCATCGAGAAGGCCGTCCTCTTCAGGCCGAAACGCGAGAAGAACAACCCCGAGGGCTGGAGCATCATCCGCAACGCCTACCGGCCCTACTTCATCCGCCGCAACCTCGAGGAGATCGAGGTTATCGGCGCCGAGCGCGACCTGACGGGGACGCTGGTGCTCCACGCACCGGCCGTTGCCTCAGAGGCCGATCTCGAGAAGGCCGAAGGCATTCTGGAGACCTACAAGCAGGACGACCAGGCGGGTCTACTGCTGAAGCGCATGGGTCCCGAGCCGCATGAGCAGTGGGACGCGGAGCTGATGGCCTCCCCCGGCAGCGGCAAGGTCGACATAGACAAGGCCATCCAGCGGAACAGCATCGCCATCGCCCGCTCCGTCCTCGCGCAGTTCCTCACCCTGGGCTCCGGGCGCGTCGGCTCGCTGGCCCTGAGCCGGGATCACAGCAACCTCTTCCATCAGGCGGTGAAGGGCTGGCTCAACGTTATCCAGGAGACCATCAACCGTTTCCTGGTGCCCAAGCTGATGGCCCTCAACGACTTCGGCCAGCTCACGGCGCTTCCCACCATCGAGCACAGCGACATCGGCGAGGTCGACCTCAAGACGCTGGGCGCTTTCATCGCGCAGATCTCGAGCGCCGGCATCCCGGTGTACGACGAGGACGCGAGCGCGTTCCTGCGCTCCAAGGCCGGGCTGCCGCCGCTGCCGGAGGGTGAGGAGGTCAAGCCGAAGCCGGAGCCGGGCGACGACGAGGGCAAGAAGAGCGCCCGCGAGTGGGCCGACGAGTACATGGCGAGGGCCGGATAGGAGACACACATGCGAGCGATACTTCGTATTCTGGCATTGCCGCTGGTGCTGGCTGGAGTCCTGGGGGGAACTCTAGTTATCACGGAGCCCTGGGCCGGGCCGGAGCGTGCGGGGTACATCGTGCTCACCGACGACCCGGCGTTCACCGCGCTTGCTGCGGACGTGGAGCCGACGTTCATGTACTCGCACGCCGTTTCGGGCTTCGCCGCCGACCTCACGGACGCGGAGGCGGAGGCTCTGGCCGCGCAGGCCGGCGTGAGCGTCGAGCCCGACATCGAGTTCGAGGCCTTCGACACGCTGCCCACGGGCGTGGACCGCGTCGAGGCCGAGCGACACTGGGGCACCGGCCGGGGCGAAGGCGTCACCGTCGCCGTTCTCGACACCGGCATCGCGCAGCATAGCGACCTCGACATACTCGCCGCCCTCAGCCGCGACTTCACGGGCAAGGGAAGCTGGAACGACGGCTACGGCCACGGCACGCACGTCGCCGGCATCATCGCCGCGCGGGACGACGGCGGCGGCGTCGTGGGCGTCGCGCCCCGCGCCGACCTGGTGGCCATCAAGGTGCTGAGCGACAGCGGCTCGGGCAACCTGAGCTGGATCATCGCCGGCCTCGACTGGGCCATCGTCAACCGGGATCGCATCGATGTCGTCAACATGAGCCTGGGAGCATCGGTGATCGACCGCACGACCTGCGCGACAGCGGGCGCGATGCACCGCGCCATCTGCAACGTCGTCGACGCCGGGATCGTCGTGGTCGTGGCGGCGGGCAACAGCAACAGGGACGCCGACAACACCGTACCCGCCACCTACGCCGAGGTGCTCACCGTGTCCGCGCTGGCCGACAGTGACGGCGAGCCGGGCGGCAGGGGCCCGCCCACGGAGCGCTACGGCCCGGACGATACACTGGCGGGCTTCAGCAACTGGGGCGAGGACATTGACCTGGCGGCTCCGGGCGTAGATATCCGCTCGACATTCCTGGGCGGGGCGTTCGCGGTCAAGAGCGGTACGAGCATGGCGTCACCCCACGTCGCCGGCCTAGCGGCGCTCTATATCGAGGAGCACGGCAAGCCAGTGGACGGTGCGGGCGTCAGGGCGGTACAGGCCGGGTTGAAGGCTAGGGCTGGTGCGCAGGACGGGCCTTGCGGCTTCAGGGGCGACAGAGACGACTTCGCCGAGCCCCTGGCCCTGGCTGTTCCCTGCGACGGCTCCCCGCAGCCTACGCCGACGCCAACGCCCGAAGTAGGCGGCCCGCCGTCCGATGTGAGCGTGAGAACGGAGTGCCCCGCCGACGAGGTCAACGTCATCGTCTCCTGGCGCGACAACTCGCCGAACGAATCGTGGTTCGGCGTCTTCATCACGGACGAGGCGGGCGAACAGGCTTTGTGGCGCGGCTCAGTGGCGGTGGACGGGACGCGGTTCCTCTGGGACCGTGGGGCGGCCGGCCAGGCGCGGCAGGTGGTCGTCGGCGCTTACGTCTCCGGCTATCGCTGGTCTCCGCGGGCGCCGTTCACGGTCGAGTGCCCGGACGGGCCCAGGCCGACGCCCACGCCGACGGTGACGCCGGAGCCGGGGTGCCCGGACCTGGACCGGCTGCGGGACCTGGCCTGCGAGGGATTCGGTATACTGTTCCCAGACGCGAGGGTGTGCGGATGAGGACGGGCAAGGAGGCGAGATGACCGAGCAGCGAGACGGTCGGAGATGTACGGATGAGGGTCAGCACCGTTGGTCGCCGACGGCCCTATATGTAGACGGAGTCCCTCATATCTTCTGCCTTGAGAGAGACTGCCGTGCCGAAGCTCAGCAAACGTGGGCGGTCAAGGAAGGCCCCGGCCTGTACCTGGATGGCGAACTGCTCGATATCGAGGACGACCCCAATGGCGGCGTTGCCAAGATCGTACTCCGCGAATGCCTCCGAACCTATGGCGACGGCTTCGCCGATCTACGCCCTGACGACACAATCCTCGACATCGGCGCCCATGTCGGTGTAGTGAGCATATTCCTGGCGAAGCGCCACCCTCGAACCCGCATCTTCGCCTTCGAGCCGCAACCAACGAACTATCGGCACCTGGTACGGAACCTGAAGGCCAACGGCATCACGAATGTGACCCCGTATGATTTCGCGTTGGCGGGCGGGGCGACCAGCGTGGTGCTCGCCGTCTCAAAGGGGAACAGTGGCGGCCCGTCGGGATGGATTGAGGATCTGAACGGCGGGACGACGGTGAAGGCCGTTACCCTTGCCGATGTCTTCGACATAGCGGGTACGGGGAGGGTGCGCCTGCTGAAGATCGACTGTGAGGGGGCGGAGCACGAGGTCCTGACGAGAGGCATGGCCTTGTTGGACAGGGTCGACTACCTGGCTGGCGAGTTCCACGCGAATCCTAAGCTGGCCGCCCATGGCTACAGCCCCGAGCGGCTGCTCGCTGAGTGCCAGAAGCGGATGGCTGGGGACCGGATACGGGTGCAGTTCTGTCAGATGGCGAACTGATGACCGTCGCCGCCGAGGAAGCGAGGTCGATGTGAACGGGAACCCAGATTCGCGCGAGTGTCTATCGTTCCCGTCTGAAGGCGGGGCGGCCTATGTAGCTGGTCGGGCAGCCTCTCTAACATTCCCGTGCGGCTGCGGTGAGGAGTTGCACCTCTTTATCGAGGATCACTGGGTTGTCCGAGCGCAGCATGGCGAGAATCCCGAGCATTGCATCGACCTAACGCAAGAGGGACAGCCGGAAGGGGCCGTGAGCATCACCGAGGACCGCATCTGGTATGAGCGCCCGACACCGCAAGATGTGTGGGTTACTGACGTGCGCGGCTGGTGGATCGAGGCTGTGCATCGAAGGGAGGCCGTCCCAGCGTGAGCGTTCCCGCTGTCGCTGCCGAGGCCTGGCACCCCAACATCGAGCGCAGCCCCTACACCCTGCGCCAGATGCGGCGGGCGGAGAAGGCGCTCGAGGAGCGCGTGGCCGCCTTCTTCAGGAAGCAGCGGGCGTGGGTCATGGGGATATGGCCGGCCCTGCTCCCCGCCGACCAGGTGCCGGCGGGCGTGGCGGAGGATGTCGACAAGGCCCTCGAGGAGGCGGCGAAGGACTTCGCCGACAAGGTGAGGCCGGCCCTGGCCGTGGCGCTGGCGATGGGGGCCCGGGCGGCGATGCAGGAGGTGGGGAAGCGCGAGGCGGCCGAGGGGCGAGAGCTCGCCGAGTTCCTCGACCCCGAGCTGGGCATCATGTGGAACGTCGGCAGCCCGGAGGCGCAGGCGTTCCTCCAGGGCTACGGGCTGGAGCTGGCGAAGGGCATCAACGCCACTACCAAGGGCCGCATCCGCGAGGTCCTGAGCATCGGGCTCCGCGAGGGCCTGGGCCGCGACGACCTGGCCCTGCGCGTCCGGGGCGTGGCCGATGACATGGCGGACTGGCGGGCACGGCAAATTGCCCAGACAGAGGTGATCCGGGCCTACACCCAGGGCAGCCTCCAGGTCTACAAGCTCGCGGGCGTGGAGCGCAAGGAGTGGCTCGACGGCCAGTCCGGGGCCTGCGACCTCTGCCTCGACCTGGACGGCGCCACGGTCGAGCTGAAGGGCTATTTCGCAGGCGGCGTGGACGGGCCGCCCTTGCACCCCGGCTGCCGCTGCAGCATCGCGGCGGCGGAGTAGGGGCTTGGGCATTTCCTGGGAACTGGGGAAACATAGACCGTAGACCGTGACAGGGCCGCCTTCGGGCGGCTCGTTCATCAGAGCAAGGGCGGCCCCCGCGAGAGGGCCGCTTTCGTTATGGCCGGACCGGGGAGGTGAGCCTTGCCCTACAAGAACATCGAAGAGCTACCGGACGATGTGCGTGAGGCGCTCCCGGCGCCGGCGCAGCGCATCTTCCTGAGGGTCGCCAACAAGGCCCTGGACAGCGGGGCCACCGACGAGAAGGCCTTCAGGGTGGCGTGGACGGCCGTGAAGATCGCCGGCTTCCGCAAGCAAAAGGACGGCAAGTGGCGGAAGGCCATCGAGGGCGAGATGGCCGAGGAGAAGCTGGCCGCGCTCTGCGAGGTGGAGCCGTATCGGCCGCCGTGCCCGAAGGACTGGGAGACGGTGGACGACATGGACATCGATATCAGGGCCGGGCTCCCGCCCGAGGCGCAGGCCATCTTCCTCGAGGCCTACAAGGTGGCGGCGACGGTTCCCGGAGTCGACCACTGGCAAGCGGTGGAGGCGGGCTGGAACGCCGTGCGGGAGGCGGGCTGGCACTACCCGGTGGAGCAGTGGGTCAAGATCGGCACGGAGGACAGTGACGAGGAGGGCGAGACGGCTGCCCGTGAGAAGGCCAAGAGGGCCGCGGCGCAATTCATCGCAGACGGAGGAGGTGATCTCGTGGCCCTTATCGGGAGGACCGGGGAGTTCCGGTTCCTCAACGACATGCCGCTGCAGGCTGGGGAGGTGCCGGAGTGGATTCAGGTCATCCCGGCACCCGGCTCCTGGGACCACCCGAGCTACGGCGAGATCAAGATCACGGACGAAGTGCTCGAGGACTTCGCCCGCAACTTCGAGCGCGGTGTCTATCAGGAGCACATCCCGGTCGACGCCGAGCACGAGAGCAAGCTGTCGGGCGCGCTGGGCTACTACGAGGAAGTAGTGATCGGCGGGCCGGGCGGCGAGGGTGGCCTCTGGGCGAAGGTCAGTTGGACCGACCGCGGCGAGGAGCTGCTCGAGGCTGAGCGGTTCCGCTACTTCTCCCCGGAGTGGTACGACGAATGGGAAGACCCGGCGTCACACGAGACCTTCAAGAACGTCCTGATAGGGGGCGCCCTCACTACGCGCCCCTTCTTTAAGGACGACGCGCTGAAGCCGCTGGTCGCCAGGGAGGGCGGCATGTGGGAGGTGACGCTGGCGGAGGAAGGGAAGGCAGACAGGTGGATCGAGTTGAGGCGGGGCCACGTCGCCCCGACCGACAGAAAGAAGGAGGGTGGCATCTTGCCCAACCAGATGACAGAGGACCAGCTTCGGGAGCTGGTTGCAGACGAGAGCAAGAAGGCCGTGGAGGCGGCCACCGGCGAGCTCAAGGCGGAGGTCGCGGGACACAAGCAGGCGACCGACCTGGCCAACCTGGCCCACGAGGCCGCCGAGAACCGCGTCAAGAGCCTTGAGGACGGCGCGAGGCACCGGCGCTTCACCGACATCGTGCTGGGGCGCGACGACGCGAGCGACGGCGCCAGGCCGATGATCGGGGCCATCCAGGTCCACGTCCAGCTCCTCGAGACAATCGCCGAGGCCAAGGGCGAGGGCTCGGAGGAGTTCACGCGCTACGTCTACATCGCCCGCTCGCACGCCAAGCAGGCCCACGAGGCCGGGCTCTTCAAGGAGGCCGGCGTGGGTGGCGGCGACGGCGCGCCCGAGACGGCGGACGAGGAGATCAGGAAGCTCGCCGAGAAGAGGATGGCCGAGCAGCCGGATCTCGAAAAGGCGGAGGCCATCAGCCAGGTGGCCGCCCAGAACCCCGTGCTGTGGGACAAGCGCGACCGGGAACACACCGGCCGCAGGACACCCCTCCCCAACTAGGCGGGGTGCGACCGCCCGGGTAAGCCGGCGCGGAGGAGGAACAGGAATTGACCGTTGACAAGAAGATCAACAGCATCACGATCCCGGCCAGCGGCGACCTGAGCAGCAGCCAGTTCCGGGCCGTCTACTGCGCCAGCGACGGCGAGGCGACGGTCCTGGGCAGCGGTACGGTCCTAACGACCGTACCGATCGGCATCCTGCTGAACAAGCCATCGGGCACCGCACGGGCAGCGGAGATCGCCATCGTCGGCTCCGTCGTGAAGATGGAGGCGGGCGCGGCCGTGGACGAGGGCGAGCTCATCCAGCCGACCACCGGGGGCCGTGGCACGCCGATCACGTCGGGCACGGCCTGGGCCGTCGGCGTGGCCCTGGACGCCGCTTCCGGTTCGGCCGCCAACTTCACGCTGCTGGTGCAGCCGGCCTGGATCGTCAAGGCATAGTTAACGGTCATGGAGGGCTGGTGAAGCCACGGACGGGGATAGACAGAGAGGCAACAGCGGATGGCGAACCAGCCAGACGTGGGCGATGTGCATGTCGACGCCTTGCTGACCATGCTCAGCATCGCCCACATGAACAAGCTAACCAACTTCATCGCCGACGGGGTGTTCCCCCTCGTCCCGGTGGACAAGCAGAGCGACAAGTTCGTGAAGTACCAGCGCGGCGACTTCTTCGCCGACCCCGGCGCGCTGATGGTGCGCGCCCCCGGCACGGTGGCCGCCACCACGGGCTATGACGTGGACGCCGACAACTCCTTCTACTGCGTCAACCAGGCGATCGGCATGGACATCCCGGACGAGCTGCGGGGCAACGCGGACGCGGTGTTCAACCTCGACCAGGACGCCATGGCCCTGGTGACGCAGATCCAGATGATCCGGCGCGAGCGCATGTTCGCGGCCGCGTTCATGGCCACCAGCGTGTGGACCGGCGGCACGGGCGGCACCGACGTCGACGTGACGGACGGGAGCCACGGCGGCGCGAAATGGAGCGACTACGGCGCGAGCGATCCGATCGGGGACATCGAGATCGAGCGCGACACCGTCGAGCTGGCCTGCGGGCGCCAGCCGAACAAACTGATCCTGGGCGCCATCGGGTGGCGGCGGCTGAAGCACCACCCCGACTTCATCGACCGGATCAAGTACGGGGCGGCGGCCAGCAACCCGGCCCTCATCAGCCTCCAGCTCCTGGCGCAGATCCTGGAGCTCGACGAGGTAGTGGTGAGCCGGGCCATCTACCGCAGCACGGACGAGGGCGCCGCGACGATGACGCTGTCGCGCGTGGTCGACGACGACGCGCTGCTGCTCTACGTGCCCCCGAGGCCGAGCCTGCTGGAGCCGAGCGCCGGCTACACCTTCTTCTGGAGGCCGATGACGGGCGGCGGGGTCCAGTTCATCCGCAAGGGCCGCGAGGAGCGCCCGAAGAAGGACTGGATCGAGGCGCACAGCTACATCGCCCAGAAGGCGACGGAGCCCTACGCGGGCGCCTTCTTCGAGGACTGCGTGGACTAGGGACGCATCTCCAAGGAGGGAGAGCGAAGCCATGGACGGAGGGACAGGAGCCGTGTGACAAGGATGGGCAAGAACGTCTACGCCGTGGACCCGAACCTCAGGGAGTATGGCGGCAAGACGCTGGAGCGCGGGCAGGTCTTTGAGCTGCGCGGCCTCAGGAATGACGCGAAGCTCCTCGGCCAGAACGCGCTCCAGCGCGTCTACTGCCAGCCGGTGGAAAAGGGGACGCCGCTGTGGCGCTGCCCGCACTGCGGCGAGCAGTTCATCGGGAACGATGTGACCTCGCCTTACCCGCAGCAGCACCTACAGCGGAAGCACGCGGACGAGGGGGCGGCTGAGACCGACAGGCCGCAGGTGAAGCGGTCAAGGAAGAAGGCGGCTCAGCCGACGCCCGAACAGATCGACAAGGGTGAGGAGGCCCCCGACATCGACCCGGAGGGCGCCTCCACCAACACAGACCCTCACCCCACGCGGTTGGAGATGACCACGGAAGGGGTGAAGACCGTCCAGCGCTCAGCGAAGTAGCGCTGGCTTAGCCTAACAAGGAGGTGATGAGGCGAGGAGGATGACATGGGACTTGAGAAAGTAAGGCGAGGATTCTACATCAAGGGGCCGCTGACCATCGGCGGTGCCGCGACCATCGGCGGTGCCGTGGTGGCTACCGGCAACGTGACCGCCACGGCGGGCACCATGACGTTGGGAGCCGACGCTGCCCTGGTCCGCACCGGCGCCAACCGCGTCGGGCCGGCGACGGGCGATACGTTCGATGCCGCGGCCACGAAGCTGCGGCTACCGGCGCCCGGCGCGAGCTTCGGGACGGCGCTGGGTACGTCCAACCTGGCGACGGCCAACGCCGGCGAGGTCCGCGTGGGCTTCAGCGGCGCCACGATCCAGTTGGGCTGGGTCTGCAATGGCTCGGCCTTCGTTCTGTCGGTCGTCAATGGCGGGACGCCGACCGTGACGGCAGCGTCGTAGGGGGCGGCAGGCATGGCTTACAGGCCGACGCACACGCAGCCCCTCGGCACGACGGCGCTGACCACGACGCCGGCGGAGGCGTGGGATCCCGGCTCCGGCCGGGCGCTGCTGCTCTACAGCGCGACCCTGGCGCAGACGGAGACCGTGACCAACGGCCTGCTGGTCCATCTGACCGACGGCACGGCGGCGGCCTCCGGGACGATCGGAACCTTCGCCATCGGCGCGGACGAGCAGCCGGCCGCCCCGGTCAGCTTCGGCGCCGGGAAGCAGCTCACGGCGGGCAACAAGCTCGGGCTGAAGACGAACGCCGGCGCCGGAACGGTGGCCGGCTTCTTCACCGGGCGGTACGTGTACTGAGTCTGGGCGCAAGAATCTTAGGCAGGAAGGAGGTAGGCAGTCGTGTGAAACATCCGAGTAGGCCGGTATCAGGACCCAGCCCTGCGAAAGCACTGGCAGGGCTGGGTTGAACCCGACGATCTGTCGTGGATCATGTTCGTCGACAGCGCCGGGCGGCCAGTGGTGTTCCTCGACCGTGACCCGAGTACGGGTGCCGTGAGGAGCTGACCACATGCGGGTGGCGGGACGAGCTGCCTGCCCAGAACACGGAGGCCCAGCAATGCCAAGGATAGGTTTCATTCAGGACTTCAGGCTCTCTGAACGGCCCGGAGGGGCGCAGGAGGTTGCTGAAGAGATACTGCATCGTTCTTCCACAGCCACCAGCGAGGTCGTCTACTGTCCGCCAGGGCAGGTTGAAGAGACGGCGTGCGACGCGTATCTCATAGGCAACTTCCTGCGCTACTCCCAGGAGGAACTGACGCTCATAACCAGCAGGCCTTTCGCTGTCTACGTCTTTGGCTGGTGGGCGGACGAGCACCCGCTGCAGGACCACTGGCGCAAGCTGCTCTTGGAGGATGCACGGCTGGTCTGCTGGAGCTCCCCTTTTCACAGGGACCACTTTCTGCGGCTGTGGCCGCTGGAACCCAAAGGACAGGTCGAGATCGTTCCCTGCCCAATGGACTATAGGGGGCTGCTTGAAGTAACCCCACCCCCTCTCGATGTGCGGCCCCACGACTGCCTGTGGTGGGGGGAGATTCACCCCTTCAAGGGGCCCGACATCGCCATGCGGTGGGCGACACAGAACGAGCGGCACCTCAACCTCTTCGGCATCGGCCAGGCGGTTCAGAACAGCGAGTGGGTGACGTTCCAGGGGATGTTCCAGTCAGACAAGCGGTCACTGATACTCTACGACCACAAATGCTTCTTGCACTTCCCCAGGAAGCCGGAGGGCTTCACATTGTCGATCCTCGAAGCCTATCTGGCTGGTCTGGAGATCGTCTACTCTGGCCGTCTCGGTTGCTTCAGCTTCGACAAGCCGTTGGAGGCGCTGGCCGAGGACTGCTGCCAGGCCGGTGATCGCCTGTGGCAGTTGGCGGAGGGCGCCCTGTCGTGAGGGTTCTCTTGGTCAATCCCTACACGCCCTACCTTTGGGTGCCTCGGATGATGCCGATGCAGGGCATCCTACACATCGCGTCCGCGCTCCGGGAATGGGCCGGGATTGAGCCTGAGTTTTGGGACTGCAACTATCACAGAGGAGACCCAGGAGCAGCCGACGTCCTGATGGTGACGGCTAACTCCGGCACCTATGCCGAGGCTGAGCGTTTGGCTCGTAGGGTGGATGCCGGGCTGAAGGTCGTTGGCGGCCCGCATCCGACCAGTATGCCTGAGCAGTGCCTCACTTCCGAATCACCTTTCGATGTCGCAGTGATGGGCGAAGGTGAGGAAACGGCGGCGGCTGTTGTGAATCGCTGGCGTGTTCACCAAGAGCTCCGCGACCTGGCGGACATCCGGGGCCTAGCGTTGCGTCTTGATGGCCGGGTACGGCGCAGCCCCCCTCGTCCGTTGCTCGATATAGGCACCATCCCTTGGCCCGCTTACGACCTCTGGCCGGAGCTGGGTGATGTATCGGTCGTGGCCAGCCAGGGGCATCGAGCAGGGCCCGGCTGCAGCTTCTTCACGAGCCGGGGCTGCCCTTTTGACTGCAACTTCTGCGACCTCGACATGTGGCGCCGGGTGGTGCGATTCCGAGCTGTGGAGGACTGCTTGGCGGAGGCCGACCACCTGCGGGCCCAGTATGGTATCACTCATCTACGCGTCCAAGACGACACCTGCAACCTTCGCAAAGACCGCTTTGCAGAACTCTGCCGAGGCTTCAAGGATCGGGGCCTGACGTGGCGAGCCCATACCCGCACCGACCATGTCAGCCTTGATGAGTTCGAGATGATGGCTGACTGTGGCTGCGTGGAGATCGGTTTGGGCATCGAGACCGGCTCCCAGACGATGCTCGACAAGATGAACAAGCGCAACACTGTTGAGAATCACGCCAAGGCTATAGCCTGGGCCAAGGAGGCCGGCCTGAATCCGAGAGCCTACATCATCGTAGGGTTCCCGGGCGAGACCTGGGAGACCGTGCGGGAGACCGTGGGCTTCCTGAGCCAGACCAGGCCTCATCAGGTGACTCTCAGCACCTTTGTCCCTTATCCCGGCTGCGCGGTCTGGCACAACCCGGAGCGGTTTGGCGTCACCATCCGCTCCCAGGACTGGGACAAATACTGGCTCATCGGCCTAGAGGAGACAGAAGAGGGCTTCATCGCTGAGTACCCAGAGATGCCGAGGGAAGAGCTGGTGAAGGCTCGTCGCTGGATGCTGGCCGAGTTCGCCGAGATGTTCGGCTCGCGGGATCGCAGGTCAGAAATGGAGTGTGATCAAGTAGCGGAAGGAGTCGCACCGTGAAAGAGCTGCTGGCCAAACCTGAAGGGCTAGAGCTGCCGGTTCCCATGTGGAACAAGCCCTATGATCCGAAGGAGATGCGCTATCTTTGGGAGGAGACGGCACTGCTGCTGGGCGAGCCCGAACTGATTCCTGTGGATGGCAACCGTTTCTGGGAGTACGGTCGGGTGCTGAACTTCTGCCACGACCGGCTGGCTTCGCCTTGTGAGATCCTGGATGTGGGCGGTGCCGGTTCAACGCTGCCCGCTGCCGTCTCTTGTCTTGGGCACCGGGTCACAGTCCTAGATGTCAATTCCGAGGGTGCAGCCAAGGTGGCCTATTTGCGCTCTGTGGGTTTCACAGGTGTCTCTTGGCGATATGGCCGTGCTGAGGACCTGCCTTACCATGACCAGAGTTTCGACTGCGTGATGTCCATCTCAACGCTCGAGCACCTCCCAGACGACCGGCCGGCGCTGGTGCAGATGGTGCGGGTGCTGAGGCCGAAGGGCTATCTCATCTTGAGCTTCGACTTTGTGAACGAGGAGCGCCCCCCCACGCGCCATCAGGCCCGCTTCTACACCCAGGCCAGCATGGAGGAGCTCATAAGCTGGTTGGCTGATTGTGGGCTCAGGCCAGTGGAGCCCTACGACTACAGCTATGCAGGTGAGCACATCCGCTGCTTCGGCGACCGCGACAGTGTCTACAACGGAGCGATGCTGATATGCCAGAGTTGCTGAAGGTCGCGATAGTCACGTCTTGGGACGAGCGCTGCGGCAACGCTGGCTATGCGTCCAATCTCGCCAAGGCGCTCTCCCGCTATCCAGTGAAGGTCCAGCTCGTAGCTGCCTCGAACTCCCCTTCGGGGTTTGAGGAGCTGGATATGGATGTGGCCGTCTTTAACTACGCCGCAGCGATGACCATGGACCCGGAATGGCTGAACGCCTTCCCCAACTTCTCCGTCAAGAAGGTGTTGCTCCGGCAAGAGACGGCTATCGGGAGTAACCGTTCGGCCTTCACAGACGCTTTCGATGCCGTGGTAGTACATCACAAAGAGGTAGTCCACGAGGCCCCCAACTTCCGCTACATACCCCACGGCATCTTGGAGGTCAAGGATCTGCCGGAAGGGCCGGAGGAGCTGGTGGTGGGCACGGCAGGCATCCCTCACGCCTGGAAGGGCCACGTAGACATCTGTCGTGCTGTAGCACTGATCCCCCAGGCCAAAGCCTGCTTCATCATGCCGGAGACACGGCACGGTGACGCTCGAGATATTGCTGCCGCCTGCCAGCAGATTCTCCCTCCAGAGCGCCTCACTATCATATATGATTGGTTCTCGGATGAAGCAGTGGTGAGACTCGTGGCCGAGTCCGCATCTGTCTATGCCTTCGGTCACACCTCTTGGTATTGGGCTGCGGGTGTGAGTGGCGGAGTCCGCCTGGGCATCGCTGCCCACCGGCCCGTGGTTGTGCCTGACCTCTGGCACTTCAGGGACGTGAGAGAGCACGCCTACACCTGCGACACTCGTGACCATGCCCGGCTGGCTGAGACCCTTCGGCAGGCACACAGGGGCGGCCTGGACACGTGGTCACAGCCACTGGCCGAGATGGGCTGGTCGGTGGTCGCTAAGCGGTTCCTCGCGCTGCTGCAGGAGGTGGTGGCGAAGAAAGGAGTCGTGGTGTGAAGGGACGGGCCGAGGTGACGCTGGAAGCGGTGCTGGCAGGCGCCGGAAAGGAGTCCTGAATGGTAGCCCGATTAAGCATGAACGCTCTCAGTGAACTGGAGACAAAGATCTGCGAGGCACTAGGGCTACGCCCGGAGGATGTGAGAACGCTAACCTTCAAGTTCCGAGCGGGGGCGCTGCCGAGGGTTACGGTAGAGCGGTGGGTACGCGATGACCAGGCCGAGCCCCTGGCCACCGTGCTCCAGCACTACACCTTCGAGGTGAAGAAGGCTTGAAAGGGAAAGGGGTCCTGATATGAGAAGAGTGCTGACAGCGCCGGCTGACCCACCAGTGCTGCCGCCGGACTATGGGAAGCTCAGTTCGGGTGGCCAACCCTGCGACCTCTGTTGGGAAATCATCGGTGTGCGGTGGCTGCACCGGCTGAAGTGGGGACACCGGCCTGTAGAGCCACCCTCTCCCGAGCCCATAGACAGGCACGCTGAACGAGTAAGGAACGCTGCCGCATGGCGTGAGTGGCGAGAGAAGGGAAAGGAGTCCTGATGCTACAGATAGTCATGCCGATGGCGGGCCGGCGGCGGGAAATCTTGGAGCCAGAAGGAGCGAGAGCAGGATGACGAACAAAGGACTTCGCATACTCTACATGGCCAACGCGCCCTGGTGCCTCACCGGGTACGGGATCCAGAGCAACAGCCTGCTCCCCCGGCTCCTGCGCCTGGACAGCGTCGACGACATCGCCGTGTTCGCCTACTACGGCGTGCAGGGCGCCATGACGCGCCAGCGCATCGGCAACGAGTTCAGCGGCGAGGCCGAGGTGACCTGCTACCCCGTGCTCGGCGACGTGTGGGGGAACGACGCCATCACCGACCACGCCGCCGACTTCGGGGCCGACTGCCTCATCACCCTCATGGACCTCTGGGTGCTCGACGTCCAGAAGTTCGGGGCCAGCTCCTACTACTGGCTGCCCTGGATGCCCATCGACCACGAGCCGGTCCCGCCGCCGGTCCTCGACCGCTGCCGGCAGGCGTACATGCCGCTGACCTACAGCCGCTCCGCGCACATTGAGCTGAACCGCCACGCCGTCGAGAACGTCTACATCCCGCACGGCGTGGAGACCAAGCTATTCCGGCCTCTGCCCGAGGAGCGGGGCGACTGCAAGGAGATGCTGGGCTTCCCCCGCGACTGCTTCCTGGTGGGCTGCGTCGGCGCCAACAAGGGCTGGCCCGACCGCAAGGGCTTCCAGTGGCTCTTCGAGGCGTTCAAGGGCTTCTCCGACCGCCACGACGACGCCCAGCTCTACGTCCACACGCTGGCCACCCGCCAGCACGGCGGCCCGGACCTCCTCGACTGGGGCCGGAGAACCGGGGTGGCCGAGAGGCTGCGCTTCCCCGACCCGTACAAGGTGCAGCGGGGTTTCGACAGCGAGACCATGATCAGGATCTACAACGCCTTCGACGTGTTCGCGCTGCCGACGATGGGCGAGGGCTTCGGGATCCCGCTGGTGGAGGCGCAGGCCTGCGGAACGCCCGTCATCGCCACCGACTTCGCGGCCAGCGCCGAGCTCGTCGAGGACGCCAACTGGCGCATCCCGGTCGCGGCGCGGCACATGAGCCCCCTCGGTTCCTGGCAGGCGATACCCGACGTCGATGCCCTCGCCACCCTGCTGGAGTGGGCACACGACAGCGCGAGGGACCCGGCCCGGCGGCAGCGGGCCCGCGACTTCGCGATGCAATACGACTGGGACACCCTAGTGGAGAACCGTTGGAGGCCATTCATGGACGAGCTGGCCGAGACCATCACCCCGAAGACACTGAGGAGGGAGGTGGAGGCTTGTCCTACAACGCCTACGAGCTCACGGCCGGCTCGAGCTGCATCCAGACTGTGGAGGCTTATTGCCGGCACCTGACCAGCGACGGCATTTTCGACACGACGAGCCACCCGACGCTCGCCCAGGTCGAGCGCTTCCTGACGCAGACCTACTACCAGCTCCAGGCCATCCTCGCCGAGCAGGGCTACAACCCGGCGCAGACCGACACGCAGGTGGTCGGCTACCTGGAGGACCTGAACGCCGTGGGCGCCACCCGCAAGGTCGAGCTGACGCAGCCCGTGGCCGGCGGCGGCGAGCCCAACGAGCGCTTCAAGGAGTTCTCGGCGGCCTGGCGGGACGGCACGGCCTTCATGGCGACCGACGCCTTCGAGGCCCTGGGCGGCGCGAGGACGGAGCGCGTCGGCACAGGGTTGGTGCTGACGGGCAGGAGCCGCAGCCGCAAGAGGACGGTCGCCGCCGACACGGACCTCGTGCCGCCGCGCTTCCCGCGCGGGTTCGGCGTCCGCCAGGACCTGGGCGAAGGCCGGGCCGAGGTGGACACCTACAGAACGGACAACTGACATGCTGGTACTGACACGGAAGGTGGAGCAGGAGATCATCGCGCTCTGCGGCGGGACGCCGCCCGTCAGGATCGTCTTCAAGATCCTGGAGGTCGACCACGGCAAGGTGCGCGTGGGCATCACGGCGCCGGAGAGCGTCACCCTGTTGCGCGATGAGGTGGAGCGGCGGCAGGCGGGGACCGAGTGAGCTACGAGACCTGCGAGGCGGCGCTCAAGACCCAGATCGAGGCCATCGGCGAGGACTGGGAGGAACGGGTCACGCTGGCCGACTACAGGCTGCTCAGCAGGGGCGTGAAGCGCGCCATCATCCTGGCCTACGACGGCTTCGAGCACCTGCGGATGGAGTTCCGCGGCGGCCACCGCTACGCCTGGCGCGTGAAGATCTGGCTCTTCGCCCGCTACAAGGACGAAGTGCAGGTCCACAATCAGCTCCGGGACGACCGGCAGGCCATCCTAGACCGCATCGCGCAGTACCCGACACTGGGCGGCACCTCCGGCATCTTCGACACCCTCATAGAGACGGGCGCTGAGGAGCCGGAGGGGATCGAGATAGGCAACGTGGTGTTCCACGCCGAGAGCATGGACGTCGTGATCGCCGAGGACGTGGAGGTAGAGGAGCAGGAATAGAGGGGAGGTGCTATGGGCAAAGTACACGGCAAAGACACGGTCGTCCACATCGACGGCTACGACCTGACCGGCGACTCGTCCTCGCTGGAGCCGAGCTCCAGCGTCGACATGGCCGAGGTCAGCAGCTTCGGGCAGTCGAAGAAGAACTACGTCTCAGGCCTAGACGAGAGCGTCTGCAGGCACCAGGCCTTCTTCACCGACGACGCCGACGGCGCGCGCGCCGTGCTGTCGGCCCGCAAGGGCTCGGCGGTCGACTTCATGGCGGCCTTCGGGACGGGCATCGGCGCCTACGGCTACGCCGGCTCGGCGGAGCTGGTGAACGAGTACGGCGTGAGCTCCGCGATAGGCGGCGCCGTCACCATCGGCGCGGCCTATCAGTTCAGCGATCCCGGCGCCGACCCGATCAGGATGGCGCGCCAGAAGGCGGAGGGCAGCGGGACCAAGTCGGCCAGCGTCCTCAGCGAGACGCCGAGCAACGCCGGCGTGAGGGCCTACGTCCAGATATTCGCCATCGCCGCGGGCTCGCCCACGGTGGCGCTGCAGCACGGCACGGCCGTCGCAGAGGCCGCCTACAACGATCTCGTAGCCTTCGGCGAGGCGGACTCAGCACCCTTCGCCGAGGGGGGCGAGGCTTCGGGGACGGTCAGGCAGTACATCAGAACGAAGGTGACGGGCGGCACCTGCACCTACGCGGTGGCCTTCAGGCGCCTCTAGTCATCCCCCACGGACCGGGGGTTCGAGCCATGGACGGAGGGACAGGAGCCATGTAGATGGGCAAGATTCACGGCAAGGACTCGGTCTTCAAGATCGACGACAGCGGCGAAAACCTCAGGGATATCTCCACCTACGTCAACTCGGTTGACACCCCCTCCAGCGTCGACATGGCCGAGGTGTCGGCCTTCGGCGCCAGCAAGAAGAACTACATCTCCGGGCTCAGCGAGGAGAGCGTCAGCATCAGCGGGCCGGCAGGCCTGGGCACGGCCGTCGCCGAGTCGCACAAGGTCCTGAGCGGCATCAAGGGCGGCACGGCGGCCGGCTACACCCTGGAGTTCTACCCGGCCGGCACGGCGAGCACCAAGCCCAAGCTGACGGGCCAGGTGGTGCTGGAGAGCTACGCCCTGAGTTCGGGCGTGGGCGGGCCCATCGCCTATACGGCGGCCTTCCGCCCCTACGGGACGGTGGGGCTGACCTGGGGGACGGTGACGTAGGGATAGGAGCGATAGCGAAGCAAAGGAGGCGTCACATGCCACGCGCCAGTGAGCTTACGGAATGGCGCGACATTCCGGGGGAGCAGGACCAGCGGATGCAGTTCCGGCCGCTGACCGGCTCGCAGATCAGGGAGGCCCGCCGTGTCGCTCTGGCAGGTATGGCGGACCAGATGAAGGCGATCAGCGGCGTCGACCTGTCGGGCTTCCGGGCCGACGAGAGGGCCGAGGTGGACGAGGCCGAGCAGCGACGCGCCGGCCACGACCCCGAGACCGTCGTGAGGCACGGGCTGGTGGCCTGGACCTACGAGGTGGACTGCGATGACGAGCACAAGGCCGACCTCGTGGCCGGAACCGAGGAGTGGGCGGCGGACTGCATCCTCGAGATGAGCCTGCGGACGGAGACCGCAAAAAAAGCCTCTACGGGGCCGTCGTCACCGGCGGTATCCCCGATGAGCTTGGCGCCGCCAACGAGCTCAGACTCGCCGGGGTAACCGTCACCTTCACGGAGTGGGAGGACGCCCTGCCGGCGTGGCTGCGCGAGGACTACCTGCTCCTCGTCGTGGCGCTGGCGGAGCACGAGCGGGTGAAGGCGGAGACGCCGAAGGATGCGAGGGGCTAGTCGATGCGATCGCATTCCTCTTTGAGGATGGCACCCAGGGCGGCAAGGTCTTGCCGATCCATGGCCGCGTATGCCTCGGCGGCGGCGGTGGCCTCGGCGAGAGCGGTGGTTGCTGTACTTGCTGCTGCCGTAGCATCCGCCTCGGCGATAGCGACTATCGGATTCGCCAGGTCTTCGGCGACCGCGGTCGCCTGTCCTGTCACGATCTCCAGTGCCAGCTCTCGGATCCTGCGATCTAGGAGAGGCAGAACCTCGTCATCAGGAACATCTCTAATGATGGGGCAGGCCACAGCTCCGCCTTCTAGGAGAGCGGTGGCCATCTGCTTCCTGGCTTCAGATTCCGAAAACTCCCCGGCTGGCAAGCGGAGTGTGCGCTCAGCGCCGCCGCACCCCGCCAAGAGGAACGCCGCGAGGAGGACTAAGGGTAGACACCTTCCCATCTCAATCACCTCTCTCGGTGGGAATCTCGTGGCGGGGCAACTCGAATGATAGCACACGTTGTCAAGGAAGTGTTGTAGATGCCTTCGACGGCTCAACTGCAAATCGTCATCAAGGCCCGTGACGACGCAAGCCGCGCCCTGAGCGGCATCGGCAACAAGGCCCAGGCGATGGAGAAGAAGTTCCGACCGATGGGCATGGCCGCTGGCGCCGCCCTCGCTGGCATCGGGATAGCTGCGATCAAGATGGGTGCCGACTTCGAGTCAAGCATGGCCGAGGTCTGGACGCTCATGCCCCAGATGTCCGAGAAGGCCTTTGGCAGCCTCAAGAAGGACGTGCTGGGCTTCAGCAAGGAGATGGGCATCGCCACGGACAAGGTGGTGCCCGCGCTCTACCAGGCCATCTCCGCCGGCGTTCCCCCCGACAACGTGCTCGACTTCATGAAGACGGCAGCGAAGGCTAGCATCGGCGGCGTGACGGATCTCGAGACGGCCGTCGACGGCATCACGTCAGTCGTGAATGCCTACGGCAAGAGCGTGATCGGTGCTCAGGAAGCCGCCGACATCATGTTCACCGGCGTGCGTCTGGGCAAAACGACATTCGATGAACTATCAGCTTCACTATTTCAGGTCACTCCTATAGCCGCCGCCGCTGGCGTCGATTTCAGGCAGGTAACAGCCGCCCTCGCTGCCCTTACTGCCCAGGGTGTGCCGACGGCTGTGGCTGCGACGCAACTGAAGGAGGCCATCACCTCCCTCAGCGCGCCGACCCAATCGCAATCCAAGTTAGCAAAGGAACTGGGCCTAGAGTTCTCCGCGCAGCACCTACAGGCGGTCGGTCTCTCCGGGGCCTTTGCCGAACTGTATGAGGCAACTGGCGGCAACATGGAGCAGATGAGGAAGCTCGTAGGTTCCAGCGAAGCGCTGAAGGCGGTCCTCGCCCTGGCCGGCAACCAGGCGTACAAGTTCGAGGACGCGCAGCTAGCGATGGCGAATAGTGCCGGTGCCGCAGACGAGGCATTCAAGAAGGTCGATGACACGGTCGCGCGACAGCTTCAGGTCGCAATGAACAACATAAAGGTCACGCTGACGGAGCTCGGGGTCGCGGTGCTCCCGACCGTATCGAAGGCCCTGGACGGCGTGAGCGCAACGATGGCCTTCCTCGCTGAGCACAAGACCCTCACGTTGGCTCTGGCTACGGCCATCGGAACGGTGCTGGTTGCGGCATTCGTCGCTTGGACCGCAAGCATGGTGACCGCCCTGGCCGTCAAGGTCGCGCTGATGTGGGAGATCTACGCCATCATCGCCGCTATAGCTGCCCTCGGCGTCGCCGTCATGCTGCTGGTCAAGAACTGGGACGCCGTCTGGGGTGCGCTGAAGCGGGCTCCCGCTGGGCTGCTGAAGTGGCTGAAGGACAACTGGGTGAAGGCCCTCATCGCGCTCTTCGTTCCCGGCGCCCTGCTCTTCATGCTCATCAAGGAGAACTGGTCCAAGCTCTTCAAGATTCTGCCCCGGCCGGTACAGGAGTTCGCCGTCGTCGTGGCTGGCATCTTCGACAAGGTGGGAAACAGCATCGTCGACATGATCAACTGGGTGATCGGGAAGCTGAACGACCTCATGGCAGCAGCCAAGAACGTCGAGAAGGCCTGGACCTGGGCAGGCATCCCCGGGCTTCCGTCCATTGCGATTCCAACGATCACGGCCGAGCTCGACATCGCGGGCGCCATGCGGGGGGCGATGGAGAAGAGCGGCCCCGGTCTCATGGACGCCTGGTCCGACCTACTTGGGGGGATGCTCGACCGGGCAGGTGAGATGGGAAAGGCGATGAGGGCCGCTGTCGACGACGGCCTCAACGCACCCCCGCCGCCGAGTGTCCCACCCCCCGATGGTGCCGCTGCTGAGGAGGCCATGGCCGATCTCGGCCAGCGCCTGTCGGCCACCTTCACCGAGGAGCTGCTCGCCGGCCTCGAGGGCCTGCCGCCGCACGTCATGGCCGTTATCTCTCAGGCGGGAGAGGCCATCGAGCAGTTCAGCGCCTCCTTCCGGCCCGCTATCGAGCAGGTCTTCATTGGCATCAACGAGCTGGCCGTCCTCGGGCCCGACGTGCCGGCGTCCTACCTGGCCGCCCAGGACGCCGTAGGGCGTCTGGAGAATCAGCTCGGATACCTGGACGCCGCCCTTCGCATTCAGCACGGCCAGGCGGCAACTCTGATGACGGACCTCCTGGGCCAGCAGCAGACCTACGACATGCTGGCCGACGCCGTGCAGCGGTACGAGGACAAGCTCGGCGCCGCCCAGGATGCCTTGACCTACTTCGCCAGTGCCGTACTGGCTGGCACGGCTGACTTTGAGCAGGCTGCTTTCGATATTGAGCAGGCTATCGCCGGAATCCGCCTGCAGATCATCGAACTGCAGGAAGCGCAGGCCAGGGATACCAGCCTGATCGACAACCTTGCCCGGCAGCAGGGTATCTATGACGACCTAACGGCCTCTGTGCAACGGTACACCGATGAGTTAGGCGCCGCCCGCGACGCCCTCAGTCGCCTTGCCAATGCCCAGCTCGCGGGTACAGCCGAGTTCGAGGAGCGGGCTTTCGAGATCCAGCAGGCCATTGCCCGTGCGCGCCTCGAGCTTCTTGACCTACGGGCGGCTGGGGGTACTCAAGAGGCAATCGCGGCATTGGAAGCAGAATTGGCTCGGCTTCGAGACATGGCTGAGAGAGTGCGGCTAGAGGAGCAACTAGCGCTCGACCCGCTGCGCCGTCAGATCGAAGACCTCCTCGATACAACTGAGGAACTAACCTTCGAGGCTATCATCGCGGGCATCCGCGAGGCACAGGCAAGAATAGAGGATGCCGAGCCGAGCCTCACCAACCTCAATGACCTCCTCGCTACCCAGAAACAAAGGGTGGAGGACGCCGAGGCCGCTCTCCGGAATAATGCGGGGGCCATCAAGGAACTAGAGGATGAAATCACGCGGCTGGGGCTAGAGGCCGAGAAGGTACGGCTTCAAGAGCAGTTGGAGTTGGACCCCCTGCGTCGGCAGATCGAGGACCTGCTCACCCCGGTCGAGGAGCTGACCTTCCAGCAGATCATCGACGGCATCAAGGGCGCGCAATCAGAGATCGCGCTCGCTGAGCCGACGCTGGAGTACCTCAACAAGCTGCTGCTGACACAAGAGCAGCGGGTAGCTGATGCTGATGCCGCACACAAAGACAGCCAGGAGACTATCGCGGCCAACGAGCAGCTCTACAGGGACCTGGCCGGGGCGCTGGGGACGCTGGAGGGCGCCCTTGTCAGCGAGACGGACGCGGCGCTCAAAGAATACGGCAAGCTCATGTTCGGCACGGCTGTCGTCCAGATCTATCTCGATGAGCTTGGGAATCACATCGTTCGTGAGTTCCAGCCCGCCCTCAACAGCATCGACACCGCGGCTCCGGTGGGCCAGCTTAACGCCCTCACGGACGCGGCTTACAGGGTGCAGGATGCCCTGGGAGGACTGTCGGGCTTCGGCGCCGCCGGTCTCAATGTCTCCAGCTACCAGAGCGGGGGCACCGTGCCCGGGCCCCGTGGTGCGGCGCAGCTTGCCATCGTCCACGGCGGCGAGCGCATAACGCCAGCGGGCGGGGAGAGAGGTGGCGGCGCTGGCACGACCATCATCCACCGTGAGAACTTCGGCCGCCAGAACTTCATCTTCCCGCAGGTCGACCCGCGGGCGGCGATGAAGGAATGGGACCGCCAGTTTAGGGGCTTCTGATGGCTGACCCAACACTGACCCCGACCTACTTCGATGGCACGGCTATCAATGACGCGGCCACCTACGACGCGAAGTTCCTGGCGGAGCACGATGTGGCCAGCACGCCAGACTTCGAGCCCATCGAGGTGGAGGTGCCCGGCGAGTACGCCTTCCCCACGTCGCCGCGCTCGCAGCCCCAGAGCCGCGTCTTCCCGCTCTACGTGAAGATTCCCTCCACACAGGCCGGCGTCTATGCGTTCAAGAAGCTGTTTGACCCAGCCAAGGGCGACTGCATCCTCAAGGTGGATGATGGGGACGCAACGACCTGGCGGATGACGGTGCGCGTGATGCGGGCGCCTCAGTTCAGCCACCAGGTCAACCTCTGGATCGTTCAGCTCTACGCCGCCCGCCCCATCTGGCTCGCGGACAGCGAGAGCAGCGACGAGCAGACGGTCAGTGCGGCAGGCGGCTCGGACACCTGGCAGGTGACCGTCGGCGGCACGACGCGGACGTACCCCACGATCGAGTTCAAGCCGACGGTGGCGGCGAATCACAGCAACAAGTATCTGCGGCGGCAGTACATCAACATCGCCTGGCGCTCGGAGTTGCCCGGCGTGTCCACTAACGGGCTACCCTACCAGACTGAGCTTGGCGAGGACGCCATCGACCTGAGCGCCCTATTCGACGCAAGCCAACTCCAGGCCGACGGCGCCGACTTCCGTGTCTACGTCGATGGCGTGGAGATCGATCGCTTCATCAAGACGGACCTGACTGACGACTACATCTGGACGGGCATCACCTGGGCCCCCATGCGCCGGCTGATGCTCAAGGACAACATGTCGGACGTCTCGCCTGCCAACGGCGAGTGGTTCGATGTGTCCGACCCGGAGGGCACGCTCGGCTGGGATAACGACGGCTACTTCATGATCGACGATGAGACCTTTCACTACGTCGACCGTGAGGCAAGGCGACTCAAGCTATCCAGCACCAACGGTCGCGGGGCTCGGAATAGCACGGCGGCCGCGCACACCGGCGGCACCGACTACCTCTACTGGATGGAGCACGAAATCTACGCCCTGTATGACAACGAGGCGGCGGCGAACCCGCCAGCGGCCAGCGACCGCCAGCCCGTCATCGACCTGGCGAACAGCACCAACGCGCTCCACAAGTACCCGGGTCCCCTCACGGCCCCGACGACGCTACGCCCCGGCCAGATGCTTCGGCGGTACACGAATGACAACCTGCTGTCGCCCGCGATCTCGTTCCTGGAGAACGGGACGGATGCCGACTTCCGGGACGTGGCTCCGTCGGCCCTCGCGCCGCGCTACAACAACCTGGAGCTGTCCGTGCCGTGCGGGGTCAAGGCAGCGGCGGGCGCGATCAGTCATGACGTGACGGTTAACAAGGATGTCCTGAACCTCCAAGTCTACGGCATAGACATGGGCGGGCTCGAGGCGCTCCTAGAGCGCTACACCTCCTACAACGACGGGACGCCCGTGACGCTCCAGCCCGCCTCAGTCCTGAGTCGCATTCGCTACAACGCGAACATTGCGATGGTGACGGGCGCATGGCTGGAAAACCCAGACGACGAAGAGGTCACGCAGGCTGTTCGGGCGCAGCAGTTCGTGATAGATCAGGAAACGTTCGTCCGACACCTGCTCGGACGGTTCAAGAAGGTCGGCAGCCCCACGGGGGACATTCACTTCTATCTTCTTAGCGACAATGAGGACAGCCCGGACGCCCAGATCTCCGACATCTACACGGTCGCGGCCAGCGACCTCGATACGGCCTATGCTGATTATGTGGCTCATGTCGCAGCCGCAGGATATGAACCCTACATCGTCCTGCCTGCGGGGACGTACTGGCTGGCCTACAAACGCAGCACCTCGGTCGCCAGCATCTACATGGGGATCAGCTCGCGCCAGGTCTATGGGAGAGGCAAGTATTTCGTTGGCGGGGGCGAACCCGAAGGTCCGAATAGTGGGAGTACCTTCGTAGATGACCCTCTCGTAGCCGGGGACGCCTGGGCAGATAAGAACAACGCCGGGGCGTCCGATGATGCCTATGCGACGGTTGCGCCTACTGGCTCATCCCAGTTCCTAAAGGCAACGGGCTTCGGTTTTAGCATCCCCGCCGCCGCAACGATTGATGGCATCGAATGCGAATTCGAGGCCCACGGGAGTATCGCCGGGATTCTCGCCTACGCGCGAATCGTGAAGGCGGGCACGATAGGTGCGGCCTATCGTTCCATGGGTTTCCTGGGCACAAGTGCCGATGTCTACATCGGGGCAGGTGGGCCAGCGGACCTGTGGGGTGAGACCTGGACCTACACGGAGATCAACGCGGCCAACTTCGGCACTGCGATCCGGGTACATAGTTCCGGCGGTGGCCGCACCGCGAATCTCGACCACCTCCGTATCACGGTCCACTACTCGCTGGGCGAGGAGGTCAAAGAGCAGACGGTCCGTTTCGCTGTCCTGGCAACGCCCGAGGCCACGATCCAGCCCGAGGCTCCCTCCGGCTCCGCGCACGAGATCACCCTGGACGACATCGACGTCACCCTCGACGACGCCACGCCGCGCACGCCCAAGATCGTCGTGGCCGCGCAGGAGACCATCTACCACCTGGCCGGGGTCCTCAAGAACGACGACACGGGCCAGACACTCACGCTCGACTTCGTGCTGCCGGTCAACAGCCCCACGCTCACCATCGACTGCGAGGCGCACACCGTCGTGCGCTCCGACACGGGCGAGAGCGTGCCGGGGGTCGTCGCGCCCAGCGACCTCGTCGAGTGGATGCGCCTGGACCCGGGCACGGTGAATCTCAGATACACCGAGGCGGGCATCGGCACGGTCGTCATCACGACCACATGGAGGAACCGGTGGGCGTGATCGTCGTCGCCAAGCCGCAGGTGTCGGCGGGGCTGGACGACGGCATGCTCTGGGGCAACACCTGGTTTGACAGCCTGGTGGACCTCGCTTTCGGCGACTCGGGCGGCAACCGACTCTCATGCTGGATGCGTTTCATCAACTTCGACGTGCCCCAGGGCACGAAGATTCGGGCCGCCTATCTCTACTACAAGGCGGCGGGCACCTCCGCTGTCAGCGTGCTCACGACGATCCAGGCTGAGGATGAGGACGACGCGACCCGTGTCACTGGCCAGGTCGACTACGACGGCCGCTCGCTGACAACGGCCTCCGTTGACTGGGATAACCCGGAGCCCTTCACCCTCGACACATGGTATCTCTCACCCGACATCGCCTCCGTGATCCAGGAGGTCATTGACCGCCCTGGCTGGCAAGCCGGGAACGCCATTGGCATCTTCCACCAGAACGACGGGACCGGGGTCAGCCTCTCTCGCGCCGCCCGCTCCTACGAGTACGGGGCCGCCGATGCCCCCATGCTCTTCATCGAGTACGAGGGCGGGCCGCGCTTCGCCGGCGCCGTCACGGTCCACGCCGACGGCGGCCGGATGCTCGCCGAGCTGGTCACGGCGCACCGCGTCGACCGCGTCTACACGGTATCGGGTCCGGCCCCCTTCAGCTTCAGCCTCGCAAACAGCGACGCGCAGGCCAACGCCGACACGATCCGCGAGGGCCGCATCGTCGTCATCTGGTCGGCCACCAAGCTGCCGCCCTACGTGGGGCGCGTCGACCGCATCGAGGAGGATCCCGACACCCGCGTGGTGGAGGTCAGCGGCGACAGCCTCGACGCCATCCTGTACGAGCGCCAGCTCCCCCTCGACAGCGCCTTCGCTGGACAGAGCGCCGGCAGCATCGCCCGACAGATGCTCGACCTCGTCAACAGCACGAACCCAACGGGCATCTGGGCCAGCACCAGCAGCGGGCCGGGGACACCCGTGCGCGGCACGTTCGACGCCTCCGGGTCCATGCTCGGGCCGGCCCTGGACAAGCTGGCGGAGCAGAGCGGCAACGAGTGGTGGCTCGAGCACGTCGTCGGGCGCAACCGCATCGAGACCTACCTGCGGTGGGGCCACCGGCGCGGCGTGGACAAGAGCGGGTCGATCCACCTCCAGGAGGGGATCCACTTCACCCGCGCCGAGTACGTGCGCGACGCCCTGGGCCTGGTGCAGTCGGTGGCGGTGGTCGGCGGCGGAGCGGCGGTGGCGGACCGGCCGGCGGCGGTGGCGGTGGCGGCCTCATCCCATCTCAGCGGCTACACGGAGCGCGGGACGGTGCGCGAGGCGGGGTCGGAGGCGCATCGGCGGAGCGTTGCCCTGGGCGGCCCGGCGCTGTCCCGCGAGGTGATGCACTACGCGCCGATGGACGAGGACGAGGCGGTGCTGGCGGACGCGGCGGCGCGGGCCCTTGAGGAGCCCCTGACGGCGGCTGAGGAGCTGGACGTGACGATCAACAGCGTCCTCGACTGGGGCGACTTCGGGCCCGGCGACGTCGTGCGCGCCATCCTGGCCAACGTGGGGTTCGGGGGCATCAGCCGGCGCGTCCGCGTCATGGCCATGCAGCCGGCCGAATACGAGGGCGAGATGGACCTAGCGGTGCGGATGGTGCGGGATGACTAGGCCACGCCGCCGCCGGCCGCTGATACAACAGATGAAAGAGGCCGGACTTAGGGCCACCATTCAGAAGCAGAAACGGTTGATAGAGCGGCTGCTTAGGGCGCCGCGCACGACCTGAAGGGGGTACGACATGGCCGACAACATCAGCAACTACGCGGAGAACAAACTGCTGGATCACGTCCTGGGAGTGAGCGCCTTCACCATGCCGGGCACGGTCTGGGGCGCGCTCTACACGGACGATCCGACGGACGCGGACAGCGGCAGCGAGGGCTCGGCCGGCGGCTACCTGCGGCCGGAGATCACGTTCGGCGCGGCGTCCGGCGGGGTGGCGGACAACGACGATCTGCTGAACTGGGGCACGGCGAGCGCCGACTGGGGCACCATAACCCACGTCGGCATCCGCGACGCGGCGAGCGCCGGCAATCTCCTGTGGCACGGCCCGCTGGACGCGCAGAAGATCGTCGCGAACGGCGACAGTTTCACTTTCCCGGCCGGCAGCCTACAGGTGAGCCTGGCGTAGCTAGGAGGCCCCGATGGCCAACCCTGCGGCGGAAGCCCGCGCCCGCGTCCTGGCCGCTCACCCGGAGGCGGTCGTCGTCGAGCGCGGCCGCAACTCTATCAAGCATCGCCTGTTCGACGCGCCCGACGGTAGGCAACGCTTTGCCCTCGACTGCGCCATCGGCCCGCTCCACTGCGGTCCGGACGCGGACCTGGAGATAGACACCGCCTTCGCCCCGTCCACCGCGCCCTGGCAGTGGGAGATGACCCATGCCGGGTTCGAGGTGCGGGCGCTGTCCCGCCTCGACGCCGGGCAGGTCATCGAGTACCGCGATGGGCAGTCGGGCGAGTGGGTGCGCTTCCAGCCGCACGCCCTCCAGTACAGCAACGCCCTTGACCAGATACAGCCCATCGCCATGCCGGGGGCCGTTGACGCCGAGGTGGAGGACGACACCCTCACCTGGCCGGACGGCTACGGCCCCGGCGTCTCCATCTCCTGGCAGGCCCAGACGGCCCGCCTCGCCAAGCGCCTCACCATCGACAGCCCCTCCGATCTGCCGCCCGTGGAGCAGTACATCCTTGACGGCGGCGAGCCGGTCCTGGAGCTGAACTTCATCTTCGCCTTCAGCAGCGGCATCACCCCCTACGTCAACGGCCAGCCGTGGGGCCGGGGCGCGGACCGCGAGCAGCGCGAGACTCAGGGCCTCGTGGAGTTCCGGGACGGCGATGGCAACGTCCTCTGGTGGTTCAACCTGCCCCGCTCCTGGGACGCCGAGGGCGAGGAGCAGCTAGGCACCTTCCGGTTCAAGAAGGTGGGCAACGCTCTCTACGTCTCGCATCGTGTACCGCTGGGCTTCGTGCAGGGCGCGGCCTACCCGCTCGTGGTGGACGTGGACATTGACCCCCAACCCGCACAGGTGGGGACAGGGGCAGACGATACGCGACGCCAAACCGGGACTGGCGGCTTCGATAGCAGTGCCAGCCGCCACATGGTTGGGTGGGGAGACGCCGCCGCCTATCTGAATATGCACGCCTCCGACCGTTTCACGGGCATAAGCGGCCTATCCGGTGCGACGATAGACGTTAGCTATGTGGAGAAGTACGGCTACGGCAACGGGCAGGGCAGTCCACAAACCAAGCTCTACGCCGATGACCGTGCGGCCCCGCTCGCGCCGACTGATGCCACTGAGTTTGACGCTCTCCCGCTCACCACTGCCGGCGCTGACTGGGACGCTAACTCGGTCAACAACGCCTGGGGAACGAGCCCATCGCTGAACAGCGTACTCCAAGAGCTGGTCGATGAGCACGACCCGTCAGCGATCCAGATCGTCCACAAGAACAACGGGGTCAGCTCCGGCTATCACTATCAGGACTGGGATTCCTACGAGGCAAACAGTTCACCCGCCAAGCTCCACATCGAGTACACGGCAGCGGGGGGCGTGGCCCACGAGGGCAGCGCCGCCCTCTCCGGGGCCGGCGCCCTCTCCTGCATCGCGACCGTCGCGCTGGTCGCAGCCGCCGCCCTCTCCGGTGTAGGCTCGCTCAGCGCCGACGGGCGGACGGGGGTGGCGCACGAGGCGGCGGCGTCCCTCTCGGGCCAGGGCACCGTCAGCGCGGCGGGAGCTCTCCAAGCGGCGGGGGCTGCGGCTCTCTCAGGGGAAGGCACCCTCACCGCCGCCGGCGAGATCGTCGGCAAGGTCGAGGGTGAAGCGTCGCTCTCCGGCCAGGGGACGCTCACCGCCGCAGGGATGGTCGAGGCAGCGGGGGCCGCCAGCCTGTCCGGCCAGGGCAGCCTTGCCGCCTCCGGGCTCCGCGAACGCACCGCCGGGGCGTCCCTGGCGGGCGAAGGCACCCTGTCGGCTGGCGCAGTCAAGGGGCTACACGGTGAAGCGTCGCTCTCAGGCCAGGGCGGGCTCACGTCGAAGGCCACCGTCAGCTATGCGGCCGTCGCCAGCCTCTCGGGCGAGGGCGTCCTCACGGTCAAGTCGGTCGTCCTCTACGCCGGCGCCGCCTCGCTGAGCGGCGAGGGCACGCTGACGGCCGATGGCCGGGTCGTCGTCCCCGGCGAGGCCAGGGAGGGGGCCGCCGTCCTGTCGGGCACGGGAACGCTGACCGCCTCGGCCGTCGTCTTCGCCATCCGGATCACCGACCTGGCCGCGTCCTACGAGCCCATCCTGGCCCTCGCGGCCAGCTACAAGCCGGTGCTGGCCCTGGCCGCGTCGTACAAGCCCATCATCGAGTTGGAGGCGTCAGTGGCATGAGCGAAGAGAGCCCTGTCCGGGCGGGCGACCACTGGTTCATCGGCGAGGACCGCACGTTCCGGCACACGGTCGTGGACAGCGACGGCGACGTCCAGCCCATCACCGGCTGGGGCCTGGAGTGGGTGCTGAGGGAGCGGCCGGACGCAGGGACGACGGTGCTGACCAAGACGCTCGGAACCGGCATCACTGCGGATGGCACGGCGGGCATCTGCTCGGTCGCCATCGCGGACAGCGATACGCTCGAGCTGAACCCCGGCGACTACTACTACACCCTGCGCCGCTCCGACGCAGGCTACGAGACGGTGCTCGCCTTCGGGCGGGCGACGCTGCGGCAGGCAGCGACACGGTAGGAGGTGACGACAGTGGAATACATCGCGGGCATCCTGATCGGCCTGGGCTACGTGGGGCTGATGTACCTCGGCTCCTGGGCGGGGGTGTACGAGCTATGACGCCGCTCCAGTGGGTGCGGGCCGCGGCCGCCTTCTCGCTCATCGCGCTGGGGGCGGCCGGCCTGTTTTTTGGGTATCCCGCGCTGCGCGATCCCACGATGGCCGGCCTCCTGGCCGTGGCCATGATCACGGCCGGCGTCGGTGCCCTGGGCATCAAGCTCCCCGCCTACCTCACGAACAGGCGGAACGGGCAGTAGTGCGGACGGAGGGGCCGATGCCAACGCCAGCGCTCACGGTCGACCTTGCCACCAAGGTCGAGGCCCAGGGGACGCGCGAGGAGCCGGTCATAGAGATCGCTGATGGGGATGGCCGATGGGCGATAAGGCTGGTCGGAAGCTACGAGGCGGTGCAAAAGGTCTGCGGCGACAGCCTCTACCTTCTGTACAAGCTCCGAGACGGAACCTCGCGGCCGCTGGCGGGGGATGGAGCACCAGGAATCGAGGGGCCCTATCTCCGAGACGATGGGATGAGCTCATGAAAAGGATCGAGAGGATGCTGCATGGCGACGTGGCCACCCGATGAGACAATCTGGCCCCAGGTCCGGGCCCATCGCTGGAAGTACGCCCGTCGCACCCAGCCCGTCCGACTGATCCTGATGCACGCGACGCGGGGCCGGGTACGCATGGCGCTCCAGTACCCGGCCACCAAGAACTGGCAGGTCGCCCCCAGCAACAAGGTCGTGGAGCCGAGCGGCGCCGTCTGGGGCTCCATGTCCTCGCGCATCATCTCGCACGAGGGCCAGCACTGCATCAGCATCCCCGACGAGTATCATCCTACCTGGAGCGCCGGCCACATGGACCCGATCGCCATCTCCTACGAGCTGGCGCAACCGAGCTGGCAGTCGGCCTTCACCCCAGCCTGCCTTGAGCGCGCGGCCCTCGAGGTGGCAAGGGACTGTCTGCGCTACGACATCCCGCCGGTGGTGCTGCCCTACGTCTCGGGGGACAACCACGAGGCGCCTGGCATCGCACGCCACGACCGGAGCGCCAACGGGAGGAAATGGGGCAAGAGTGACCCTGGAAGACTGTTTGATGACCGGGCGTTCGAGGCCCGCGTCCGCTACCACATGGAGGCGCTGACCATGTCCGACGCCGAGAAGGAACTGGAGAAGCACCGCAAGCGCATGAAGATCATCAAGGCGCTCTCTGAGGGCCGCGACCAGGACGCGGTGAATGCGATGGTCATCTGCCTGGGGGTGAAGCCGAGACTGAAGCCGAGGCCTCCGGGTCGCTAGTCCTGCCCGCCGCCCGTCAGCGAGAACCCCTCCACCGTCTGCCGGAGGTGCTTCCCTGAGATGTGAGCGTAGAGTTGCGTCGTGCTGATGCTGGCGTGCCCCATCGCTTCCTGTACGGCCCGGAGGTCCTGCTTCACCTCATAGCTGAAGGTTCCAAACCCATGCCTCAAGCTGTGGGTGTGGATTCCTTTCGTCCCCGCCCGCGCCGCCGTCCTCGTCACTATGTCCTGGATCGTCCGTAGCCCGATGCGCGGCCCGTCCCGGCCGGGGAAGAGCGGGCCGTCATCCCTCAGCACACCGTCCAGGTACTCCCGGTAGACCTCCGCCAGCTCGGGGTGCAGCGGCACCACGCGGTCCTTGTCGCCCTTGCCTCTGTGGACGTAGACGCGGCCCTCGGCCAGTGAGACGTGGCCGATATCCAGGCCGGCGATCTCGGCCCGACGCAGGCCGGCGTAGAGGCCGAAGGCGATGATGGCCTTGTCTCGCGGGGAGGCGGCCGCGGCCAGGAGCCGGCGGGCCTCGTCGACCGAGGGGACGCGGGGGAGACGTCGGGCCATCTCCTACTCCCTGTACGGCAGCCTCACGGACTTGCCGCTCCGCTGGCGGCGACACTTCTTGCAGCGGCCCCACCAGCGATAGACAGCGAGGCCGTCCCGCATCTCCACGAACTCCTCCCGGTCGATGATGACGTGGTGCGGCGGGCAGGTCTCACCCTTCATGGCTGATTCGGTACGCAATGAACGCCCAGCCGTCGCTCAGCAGCCCGTAGATGCGCGCCTCGGAGCAGGAGTGGCGCTGGGCGATCTCGGCTGCCTGCATCTGCTTCTCGCCCTTGACCAGCCCCTCGCGCTGGGCCAGGGCCAGGAACGCCTCGTGGTCGACGTCGGAGAGCTCGGCTATCGCGTCGTTCACGTCCTGGCGCCTGAGGCCGATCTTCTCCTCGCGCTCCTCCAGCTTCTCGACGGCCCGCTGCGGATGGCTGGTGCGCTGCGCCTTGTCGACGCTGACCCGCGGCGGCCATTCCACACGGACCGGCCACGCCTGGAGCGAGAGTCGCCGTAGGGCGCGCCAGGCGTCCCTTATCTGTCGCCCGACGTGATGCCACTCGTCGGTCTGCCAGGGGCGGTCAGTCATCTCCTGCTGGCTCTCAACTTCCTCAGCGCGACGCCATAGAGGACTCGCATCGCCCGCCAGTCCTCCTCGTTCTCCTGCCAGCGGATCACGCCCTTGAGCGGCGTGTAGTCGCAGTGGTTCAGGTCGTTCCTGTGAGCCGTGCCGTCGTAGCTGAACTCAATTGGGCGCTCCATTAGGCCGAAGCAGATGAAGCTTTCCCCTGGCCTCGTGCCAGCGATGTTGTAGTTCATCAGGAGCCAGCAGCGCGGCTCAGGACAGCACCAAGGGCGCGATGGCTGGCCAGTCATGACGGCTCCGGCCCACCGCCGATGTAGCGCGCGTAGTCCCCGGTCGGCGGCGCCCGCATCTCGCGCGCGATCTCGGCCTGCTCTGCCGTGAGCTCAGGCGCCTCTCCGGCAGCCCGCCGCTTCTCCTCTTGGGGCGGCGACTCCCTCTTCCTGATGTAGCCCGCGCGGATGAGGGCGGCCCAGGATTCCGGCGTCAGCAGATCGGCGATGCGGTGCGTCATGGGCAAAAGGAAAGGGCCACGCTCTCTGTGAGCGCAGCCCTTGGGTCGTCCCCCTGGGCCCCGACCTAGCGGCGGGGGCCTACAATCCGGTCGACTTCCTCCCGGCTGTCCAGCTTGACGGTGCCCCAGGCGATAGCGACGCGGACGGGGACGCCGTCCTGAAGCTGGACCTTCTCGAACTCGCCGTAGCCGATGCGTTCGGCGAGCCGGCGCAGGTTGGCCCAGGCAAGCTCCTTGGCTTCGACCTTGGGCGCGGCCATCGTAGGGCTATTATACCGCTTCGGCGAGGGGCGCGGGGGAATGATACTTTCGGGGCGTTTTGTTTAATTGCTAGGGCAATTGGGCCGGAGTGAGGGCGCCGAGCTAGGGCGTCAACGGCATCCGAGGGTCTGTGTCGCTACTTTCCAGGTGCCCGTGGCAGCCCGATCCAGCCATACCTCTCCGTCGAGCTCTCCAGTATCGATGCTAATCAGGCGCGTCCCGTCGAAAAGCACTGCATCGGAGAGGATGACTGACGATGGGACGGTGCCCTTAGCGTTGGCCATGGCCACCAGATCATCTAGGAGGTCACGCCGGGCTTGGCGGCAGCTTGTAGACTTCGCCTCCATCGTCGCCAACTCGCGTTCGCTCTCGGCAAGGTCGGCCTCAGCCGACGTTATCATACGCTCTATCTTCTGTTGGAGAGCGGCCAGGGTTGCCTTCGCTTCTGGACGCGCGATGTTGGCGGGAGAGTCATCGGATGACTGCGAAGAGAACCCCCATGCGGCGACGCCTGCCAAGATGATAGCAGCCACCAATGCTGCAATCGCCAGGTACTTGTAGAACATGATGCCCTCCTCCTATAGCCTGTCCGCCCGACTGTGCCGCCGCTGCGCGTCGAGAGCCGTCTCGTCCCGGGCGTTCTCGGCGTAGTGGTGCGACATGGCGAGGCTACTATGTCCGAGAATCTTTTGCAATTCGCCCTCAGCGCCACCGTCTAGGACGAAGTCGGTCGCATACGTGTGCCGGAAGCGGTGAAGGTTGGCATGAGAGACCCCGGCCCGCTTCGCCAGCCGGTAGAACCACGCCCTGACGCCCTCCGTCGTCGTGATCTCTCCCCACAGGTGCTCGTTCTGCGCCTTAGCATGGCGTTTGAGCGCCTTCATTGTCTTCTCGCCGGGTCCCAGCCGACGCTTCTTGCCGCCCTTCCCATGCACCGTGAAGGTGCCTGTCTCCCAGTCTATGTCGGCAGGTGCTATCTGGGCTAACTCCGACACCCGGAGGCCCGTGTCGATAAGGACGAGCAGCATGGCATGGTCCCTCGGCGTTCGGGCAGCGCCGAGAAGGGTGTGCAACTCGTCCTCGGTGTAGGGAGCGATGGGCGGTAGCGTGACCTTTGGCCAGCGAAAGCCCTCCGTCGGGTTGTCCCTTCGGGCCTTCACGTCGACGGCGTAACGGTAGAAGCAGCGGAGTCCGATTATGGTGTTGCGGATCGTGGCCGGTGCCCGCCCCTGCCGCTCCAGCAGCCATCGGGCGATATGGCTCCGCTTGGCGCGGCGTGGGGTCGTGCCGTGAGCCCGGCACCACTCATCCCAGATGCGGTGCATCTTGAGGTAGCCGCGGCGGGTCGCCTCCGTGTACCCCCGCGTGACGAGCCAGAGAGCATAGGAGTCCCTCCCCACGTCATCATCCTGTATGTCGTTAACGACAAAGGGGCCTTTGAGAGAGGTATCGGCCCGAAGACGTAGAACCTTTGGTAGAGGCAAGCGAAGGAGCACTGCTCCGTGACCAATCTGGCGGGGAACAAGACCGGGCAGAGGGAAGGATGGCGGAGGTATCAGTTGCGTGGGCTAGCGGCCCTCATAGAGACCTCCTAACTGGCGGGCGGTGACTCGCCGTTGGGTCGGTCGCAGAGTTCGACTATTTCCTCGACGGTGCGGTTCATGCCCTTGGCGATGGGGACGAGGTGCCGGGCCTGCGGGCACTTGGTGTTCCCGTAAATCCAGTCGTAGAGAACCCAGCGCGGGATACCCCAGCCTTCGGCAACATCTGTGACCGTTCTCTTGCCGATGATGGCTTGCAGTTCTTGGACAGCTGCATTCTTCATCGACCTCATTCTACGGCGGTATCGGCGGGTTGTCAAGATTTTTCTCAACTTTGGCTTCTAAGTACTTGACAGCTATTAAGAAATCCCTTAAGATTCTCGCGACATGAGGTCAAACCCCGTTTCAAGGATGCTACCCGTGCCTTTTGGAGCCCCTGGCCGGACTCGAACCGGCGACCCGCGGTTTAGGAAACCGCTGCTCTGTCCGCTGAGCTACAGGGGCGTAGATACGATTTCCGTCCGTATGGGCTCCAAAGGCGCCCCCAGACCCGCCTATCTCCCGCCTATCGGTCCCGCCTGCCCTTCTTATGTAGCCGTGGCGGCTAGCGTTTGTCAAGCGGTTCATGCCTAGGTCCACAGCGCCGCGGCGACGCGGTCGGTCGCTTCCTTGACGAGTTCCGGGGCGACGTGGGCGTAAATGTCCATGGTGGTGCTGATCTGCGAGTGGCCCAGGAGCTCCATGGCCGCGCGGACCGGGACGCCCTGGGCGGCCATCAGCGACGCCGCCCCGTGGCGGAGGTCGTGATAGCGCATACGCGGCAGTCCGGCCTCGGCGATCAACATTCGGAACCGCCGGCTGACGTGGAAGGTGGACAGCGGCCCGCCGGTCTCGGTGGTGAAGACCAGGTGCTCCCAGCGGTCGGCTTCCCACAGCGGCCCAGCCTGGAGGCGCTCCTCGAGCTGATGGGTCCTGTGCTGGCGTAGCGCGGACACGACCGGGGAGGGCAGCGGGATGGTCCGGCGCGATCGTGTTGTCTTCGGTTCGCCGAATGACCACTCGCCATCGGTCCGCGTCAGGGTGCGCCGGACGGTCAACATCGGGGCGGCGCCGTCAAGGTCCACGTCGGTCCAGCGGAGCCCCAGGGCCTCGCCCTGGCGCAAGCCGACCGCCAGCGCAACGGTGATGAGCGGGGCCAGGCGGTCGCCGCGGACCGCCGCCAGGACGGCGCGGGCGTCCGCCGGCGACAGCGGCCGGACCTCGTGTTGAGGCACCTGGAGGGGCTTCGCCAGGCTGGCGACGTTGCGGCCCACCAGGCCCCACCGCTCGCCGGCGTGGAGCGCCGCCCGTAGGCCGCTGCGGGCGTGCATGGCCGACCTGGGGCTCGCGCCGGCCGCGACCATGGACGCCATCAGCTCCTCGACGTGCTGGGGCGTCAGCTTGCCGATCGGCACCTGGCCCACCGCCGGCGTCAGGTTGAGCCGGCAGATCTCCTCGTACCTGTGCGCCGTCGTCGGGCGCACGTCGAGGGCGCTGAGCCATCGCTGCAAGAGATCGGCCACCGTGATGCGCCCGGCCTGCACGTCCAGGCCGTCCTCGCGTTCCCTGATAAGCGTGGCCAGCTTGGCGGCCGCTTCCTGCCGCGTCTTTCCGCTGACCTCCCGCCGGCGGCGCTTGCCCCCTGACCAGCCGAGGTCGAGCGTGGCGTACCAGCGCCCGTCAGCCTTCTTATATAGCGCGCCTTCGCCTTTTGCCCTTCTGTTCTTCATGACCCGTTCCCCTTCCTGGTCGGCTCCCGCCGGCCTATCCCTCACCTGACCGCTGACCCAGGACGTAGCCCACGGTCGCCGCCAGGCCGACCGCCGCCATGATCAATGCGTCGGAGCCGCGCGATCGTCCCTCCCCGGCGAACCCCTGTACTATGCTGCCCATCAGGCCCACCAGGATCGTCACGAGTTCGGCCTCGTCTCCCGCGAGCGGCTGTGCCGACTTCGTTCGACTGATCAATAAGACGACCCGCGCTTTCGTGTCGGGGTCGCCATAGCGATACATGGCGCCAAGGCCGTCCCATAAACCCTCAGCCACCGGCCCGATGAGCGCCTGTGCGTCGCTCTGGAGACCTGCCTGCCATGCTTCGCGGGCGACGGCATCGAAGTCCTGTTCGACCATCTGGCCTACCTCCTCCTGCCTCGCCACAGGCGCCGACCGCGCGGCCCGTCCCGTGTGACGTAGATATTGCGCCTGCGGTTAGTCGCAAGGATCGACCGGACGGCGCCGCACGCGCAGGCAGCGTGGGTCAGCTTCGGGCTGGCCGCGACCTGCTGGGCCAGCACGTTGCCCGTGTCCCACTTCGGGGCGATCGGCGCGGCCGGCGCCCAGTTGTGGCGGTGGCGCGTCAAGGTGTCCCCCCTTCCATCGTGGCCGCGAGCTCGAGCGCGAGCCGGACGCCGGCCGTGACGCCGACCAGGTCCGCGTAGTCGATGACGGTGCGGCGCCCGGTCCGCACAGGCCGCAGCACCTTGCCGTCGGGGTCGACCGCGCCGTCGGCGCGGCGGTCTACGGGGCCGATGCCGCTGAGGACCCGGACGCCCTTGCGGCGGTGCGCCGGCCGCTTCGGACTGCGCTTATCCGCGAGGTGCCGCGGCACCAGGAGCCAGCCCGGCCGCCGGTCGGCCGTCCATTGAAGGAAGCGCCCCACGGCGCGGAGCGACCGCCAGGCGCCGAAGCCTAGCAGGGCCTCCAGCGACTCCTGATCGTCCGCGTCGCCCAGAACGTAGGAGTGGGCTATCCGGTAGGTGAGCCACGGGTTCAGGTCCGGGGCGGCGGCGCGCACGCGGCCCAGCAGCGCCGCCTCGGCGTGGGTGAACGTCTTGAGCCGGCCCTCGGTGTGCTCAAGTAGGGCGCCCAGGATCGGCATGACGGCGCTGACCTCTACGGGGTCCGCCTCCGCAAACTGCCACGGGGCGCCCTCGCGTTCGCGGTAGGCGCGTATCCGGTTCTGGAACGTGCCGGTCGACGGCTCCCGATTCGGGTCCGGGCAGGGCGGCTCGCCGGGCTGGCGGTGCTCTAGGGGCCAGTGCGTCTTCATCGCCGCGGGGTCCCGATACCCTTCGGCCCAGAGCCACGCGAAGCGGCGCTCGTATTCGGCGCCCAGACGTGACCCCCAGGCCCGGCGCCTTATGCTGTCGCTGTTTCCCTTATCGTGGTGCATTAGGTTATTGCCATCCCCGGTCGTCAGCCTAATACTAATCGTAGACCCCTCGCCGCCCGTAGTCAAGCGAAAAGGAGGCCAAAATGAAGGGAAATGTCGGAAGGGGCTCGCCGGATTTTGTGACGGCGGGCGCCCTCGCCCGCGAGCTGGGCGTCTGCGCGGACACGATCAGACGCTTGGACGGCGTGCTGGTGCCTCTTCGCACAGGGGAAGGCGCGCGGCTGTACTCGCCCGGCGCGGTCGCACGGGCGCGCGCCAATCTTCGCAAGCGCCGGTGGTGGCGGCAGCGGCAGCGGGAGCGCAGGGAGGAGGCGCGCGGTGTGTGAGGGTACGGGGTGCCCGCTGCTGGCCGGCGTCCGCGACGTCGTCGCCCAGGAGGTCCGGGCCGCCCTGGCGGCCCAGGCACGCCCTGACGCCGCCGGCGGGCCGCTGTTGGTGACGGTGCCGCAGGCGGCCGCCATGTTGGGCGTGAGCAGGAGCGAGACCTACACGTTGCTGGCGCGGGGCCTGATCCAGTCCATGACGGTCGGTAGGGCGAGGCGCGTCCTGGCGGCGTCGCTCTCGGCCTTCGTCGAGGCCGGGGTGGGGGCCGCAACGGTCGACGAGACCGCTGCCCGGCCGGTCCCCCGGATACGATGACGGCCCTCGAGGGCGCCGACTCCCGCCTAACGGCCCGCCTACGGGCGAGAGGGAGCGAGGCTATGGGATCGAATGGAGCGGCCCCGACCGGGGGAGGCCGGGGCCAAGGAAAGGGACGGGATGTGACGGCTGCTCACCGTCGCGGGCATTGTACGGCTAGGGGGCCGGCCCACGCAAGTGTCCTCGGGGAGCTGGTCGACGACGAGTTCGCGCTGGAAGTGGCGTCGACGTGGCTGGTGACTCTTGCCAGGCGGCGCCGGCTATCGCCACCTGCCGAGGACGCGGCCCTGGGGCTGCTGGGCGCCATCAAGGCGGTGCGGCGCCTACGCCGGGCCGTGGAGGCCGAGATTGAGGGGAGACCATGACGGACGCGGGCGGAGGCATCGACGCGGTTAATGAGGCCGCCAGGATCGTTGAGGCCCTGCGGTGCGGGACGAGCGGATGCAGTTGCCGGGGGGGCCGCGGCGGGGCGAGTGGGATCGTTCACTGTCCAGGGCATGATGATCGCCGGGCTAGCCTCAGCGTCGGCGTCGCCGGCGAGAAGGTCCTCGTCCGGTGTCACGCCGGCTGCTCGCAGGAAGCGGTGCTCACGGCCCTACGGGAACGCGACCTTTGGCCCAAGCCCGGCGGCGATGCCCGCCGGTCAGACGTCGAGGTTACCTACCTCTACCGAGCCGAGGACGGAGCGGCGCTGTTCGAAGTCTGCCGGCTACCCGGCAAGCGGTTCGCGCAGCGGCGCCCCGGCGCGTCGGACTGGGGGATCAAGGGCGTCCGGCGTGTCCTCTACCGCCTGCCCGAGATCCTGGCCGCCGACCGCGAGAAGTGGGTCTTCGTCTGCGAGGGCGAGAAGGACGTCGACCGGCTGGGCGCCCTGGGCCTGGTGGCGACCACCAACCCCGGCGGCGCCGGCAAGTGGAGGTCCGAGTGGGGCGAGGCGCTGCGCGGCCGGCGGGTTTTCATCCTGCCCGACAACGATGTGCCTGGCCGTGACCACGCCCTCCAAGTCGCCAGTGGTCTCCAGGGCATCGCCGCCGAGGTCCGCGTGTTGGCCCTACCCGGCCTGGCCGACAAGGGCGACCTCTCCGACTGGCTCGACGCGGGCGGGACGGTGAAGGAGCTGTTGGTGCTGGCGGCCGCGGTGCCCTTGTGGGAGCCGCCTCAGGCCGAGCCCCAGGGACAGGTCGAGACGGGCTTCCCGGCCGCGGTCGCCACCCCGACCGTCCCTGCTGGCGAGCAGGCGGCGCCCACGCCTGGCATCTACCCTCGGTCCGATAGCGGGAACGGGGAGCTCCTGGCCGCCCTCTACGGCGACAGGCTGCGGTACGACTGGCAACGCGGCCGCTGGCTGCGGTGGGCGGGTCAGTGGTGGAGCGAGGACGCCGGCGCCGAGCTGACGCAGCTGGGGAAGGCGGCGGCGCGGCATCGCTATCACGCTGCCGTCAATATCGAGGACGCAGAGGAGCGCCGGAAGCAAGCGATCTGGGCGCTGGGCAGCGAGAGCCGGCAGCGGATAGACGCCGCCCTGGCCCTGGCCCGAGCCGAGGCGCCCATCACGGACAAGGGCGGCGGCTGGGACCTCGACCCGTGGCTCCTGGGCGTCGGCAACGGCGTGCTAGACCTGCGCGAAGGGAAGGTCCGAGCGGGGCGCCAGGCCGACGCGATCACCGCGCACACTGACGTTCCCTTCGACGCGGCCGCCGAGTGCCCCCGCTGGCTGCGGTTCCTGGACGAGATCTTCGTCGGGGACGTCGACTTGATCGAGTTCGTCCAGCGGGCCGCCGGGTACTCCCTGACCGGCCACGTCCACGAGCAGGTGTGGATTCTGTGCCACGGGACGGGCTCGAATGGCAAGGGGACGTTCTTGAACACCCTGCTGGTCGTGCTCGGATCATACGGCCACGTCGCGCCGTTCTCGATGTTCGAGCTGGAGACGCGGAGCGCCATCAGCAACGACGTCGCCGCCCTGGTGGGCAAGCGCCTGGTGATGGCGTCGGAGACGGTGGAGGGCCGGCGGCTGAACGAGGGCCGGATGAAGATGCTGTCGGGCAGCGACCCCGTGACGGCCCGGTTCCTCTACTCGGAGCATTTCAGCTTCAACCCGGTGGCGAAGTTCTGGCTGGCCTGCAATCACAAGCCGCGTGTTACGGACGATTCCTTCGCGTTCTGGCGCCGCGTCCGGCTGGTGCCCTTCACCCGACGGTTCGAGGAGGACCGGGAGCAGCAGCTTGCCGATAGGCTACGCGCGGAGCTGCCCGGTGTGCTGGCCTGGGCGGTGCAGGGCGCCATCCGCTGGCAGGTGGACGGACTGAAGCCGCCCGCGTCTGTGCTGGCGGCAACGCGGGCATACGAGGAGGAGAGCGACCTGTTGGGCGCCTTCATAGGCGAGCGGTGCGTTATCGCCGACCAGTGTTCGGCCCTGAGCGGCCGGCTGTACAAGGAGTACGAGACCTGGGCGGAGCAAGAGGGTATGCGCGGCAAGGAAGTGGTGACAGCGACGACGTTCGGCAAGCGTCTAAAGGCCCGTTTCGACGGGCGACACACCGACTTGGGGTGGCGGTACAAGGGAATCGGCCTACACACGGACGGATTCGCGGCCCCTGATCCTGACGGGTTAGGGGGGTCGCGCGAAGCTAGCTGACGGGTTGGACCCCTTTTTCGTATAACTCCCCTTATAGAATCCCCCCCCCTAGGGAGAAAGTGGGAAAACCCGTCAAACCCGTCAACCCGTCAGGAAGCCGTCACGGCCTAGCCGTCAGGGCCTACGGGGGGCCGGCGCGGGACCTGTCGGACCGGGCGGCCGGCGACCAGGTGAGGAGGGATCATGAGCAAGCGTGAACGCAAGAAGGACAGGCGGCAGGCGGGCCAGGCGGAGGCCCCGAGCGGGGTCCGGCGGTCAGGCCCTCGAGGCTGGGACGGGCGGGTGAAGGGGAACGCGCCGCCGGGCTCGGTCTGGCGATGCCGCCGTTGCGGGGGGATCAGCTGGCGGGCGGAGCTCCCGGTCGGCCTGGTCGCCAGGGCCATCGAGGGACACCTGTGCCGGCCGTGCGCGGTAGCGGCGATCCTGGGCGGCAGCGCCTTTGATGGCGGCGGTGGCGCCGGCCTGACGCTGGCAACCCGCCGGCTGCTGGTCGTGGCGGAGACGGTCAGGTGAGCCGCACCGCCGCCCGCGAAGGGACGGCAGCGCGCCGGCGTGGGGCGCCCACCGTGGCCGAGGACCCTCTGCGCCGCCGGCGGGGGCGGGCGACGCCCACCTGGGCGGTCGACGCCTTGACCTGTGAGACCTGCGGCGACCCCTTCGTCGGCCACGGGATGTGCGCCGCTTGCGGCATCCTCGGCGGTCCCGGCCACGAGTCCTTGTCCCGCGAGCCCCATGGCCCGTTCGAGGTATGCGCCGGCTGCTGGCTTCACCTGTCGCGGTCCGGGCTCCGCGTCGGCCGACCATGGGCAGGGGGCACCGGCGGGCTGGTCGTGGCGGTCCCTTTTCAGCGCCGAAAAGGCCGCAACGGGGTTAAAGCCCGTTGCACTCGCCGCCCAGATGGCCGCCGTAGCTTCGAGAAGTAGCGATGACGCCTGACCAGGCCCGCCTATCCCCCGCCCAGCCCGTGGAAACGTCGATGGGAAAGTGCCGCCCATGCCGCGGTTGTGGCGCCGAGATCTGCGGCTGGCGCCGGCGCGGCGACAGGTGGGAACCGCTCGGCGAAGACGGCCTACTCCACGCCTGCCCTCAAGGGCTGGCCCGGAACGCCGCCGCCCGTCGGTGGCGAAAGCAGAGGAAGGTCCGGCTGGCCCGAGGTCAGGCTGGCCGCCTGCCCATGTAGGAGGTTTCACCGCCAGCGCCCCGACAGCGTCATCGGCTTCGCCGGCGTCAACGCACCGCACCGTCACCGACCCCGGCGCCCCAGGATCGCCGCCAGGCCCCCGGAACGCCGGGGGCTGTGTCTCCCGCCGGGTAGGTCCTGTTTCCGGGCAACGCTGTCAGCGTGGGTGGCGGGCCAGGCGGTTTCGCCGACACCGGACCCTAGCGGTCGAGGGCGATCCCCGGTCCCTCGAGGCTGAGGCCGGCACCGCCGAGGCCGAAGTCGGGCACCGGCCGCAGCCGCAAGCCCGGACCCTTCACCGCCGCGGCCGCGTAGTCGCGCAGCCGTCCCGCCATCCTCGAGCTCGGCCTGCGGCCCGCGCGGCCCAGGTGGTAGCCCATGACGTCGGCCAGCTCCGCGGCCATGGCGGCGGTCTGCTCGCGCTTCATCAGCGCCAGGTCCTCCCAGATCAAGGCGTAGGGGGCGGCGGACCCGGCCAGCAGCGCCGGCTCCTGGGCTTGCAGCGTCCGGTGGATCTCCTTGACGCTCATGCCGAGGCGGTAGCAGTGACGGACCCACGCCCGCCGGCGGGCGATTTTCTCGGCGCCGGGTCGATGGTAGCTCTTGCGGGGCGCTCGCCTGGGCATGGCCCCATTTTACACCACGCAATTTCAGATTGAGCACCCACCCGCCGAACCTGCGGGGGGCGGCGGTCGACCATTAGGACGACCGGCGCATCGCCGCCGGCGACGTGAAGCCGCAGGGCCGAGGCAAGCCCAGAGCGGCGTGTCGCCGACCGCAGCCTCAGCCGGTTGCCCAGGGCGTCAAGCCACCGGCGAAGCCCGGTCTGGCGTGCCCTGATGGCACCCACTCGCAACTATGATTAGCGGGCCACCTGGCCCGAGAGAGGCCTACGATGAAGACCGGAAGCCTGGTCGTGCCGCGGGTTCACCCCGCTGGCGTCGACCCGGCGTACTTTGCATCCGGCGCCCACCGGCGCACCGCGTATAGCACCTGGCTCAAGGAGCGGAACGGCGGCCAGCGGCCCGCCCGGCGCAACGGCTCCTCCGGGGCCAGCATCGAACAGCAGATCAGGTCGCTAGAGGCGCTGGCGGCCATCGCCGAGGAGGACCGCAGCCCGGCGGAGATCGCTTCGCTCAAGGCGCTGCTACGCCTCTCGAGCGGCGACCATGCCCGCATCGACGGGTTGACCCGCGGCGCCCAGCACCGCGACACGGACCCGAACGTGCATCCGTCCCCGGTGGCGACGCCGGGGGACTTCGCCAACGAGTTCGGCACGCCCATCGACCCCACCGAGATCATCGTCCTGTGCGAAGACCTGGGGCTGTGGACGGCGCTGCCCGAGGTGGTCGATGGGTCGAAGATCGAGTCGTGGCGGGAGCTGACCCAGCTGGAGTTCGCCTCCGGCTGCGACAGCTGCGCCTTCCCTCCGGGGGAGTGTCCGGAGGATATGGTCCACGACAGCGACACCGAGGTTATGACCAAGCGCCACATCGGCGTGAAGAAGTCCCTGACGGAGAGCGATATCCGGCACTCGGTCGCGGCCATCGCGGGCGGCGTCGGGGTCAGCAGCATCGTGGGGGGCTTCAACGAGCAGGGGCTTCCGGGCGAGCTCGACGTTGCCAGCCTCATCAGGGGCAGTATCGCGAACGTCCACGAGAAGGAAGTGCGCCTGGCGATGGTGCTGGTGCTCAACTGCTGGGACGACCTGCTCGTCAACGGCGACAACGGGGCGAACCCGCTGGAGTTCGACGGCATCACCAACCTCATCACCGCAGCGGCCGGCGCCCGGTCGTGCCCCAACTGGATGACCGGGACCTTCGCGGTCGCCAGCTTCGACCGATTCCTGTCGGCCGGCTGTGCCCACCCGCAGGCCATCCTGGGCCACCCGACCGCGCTCCAGGAAATAGCCGCCGGCTACATGGGCATCGGCTACCAGGCGATCGTCCACCAGGCGGAGGACCCCGGAACGCCTCCCCGCGTGGTGCCGGGCATGACTTTCGCGTCGCAGATCATGACCGGCGTGGGTCCGATCGCCCTGATCGGCGACAGCCGCTTCCCGCGAGTGGATAACGCGGATGGGACGTTCACGAGCAACGTGTACCCTGTCCGCCTGACCCACAACGGGGAGCCGCTGATCTATAAGGCGACCCAGATCCAGCTCGCAGCGAAGGACCTGACGCCCGGCTGTACCTCGATCGCCTTCGAGGTGTGGGCCGTGACGGCGCTCGTCGTGAAGGCGCTGTGCGCCCAGGCGGTGTGCCAGATGGACTTCGCCGGCATCGTGGACGACGGCTGCACCTACGTGCATCCGTGTACCCCGTCGGTGCTCCCGAGCTAGGCGAGAGCTGGGGACCGGCAGGCTGGGGACGGCTCCCTTCGTGGCGGGAGGGGGCCGTCCTTTTATGCCCGGCGCCGGCGCGGGTTGACACCGCGGGCCGCTGGCCGAATACTGGTGCTATCCTCCTCGGCTGAGACGCCGAGGGCAGAGCCCTCCGGGTCGTCACGGGGGGTTTTGCCATTTCGCCCTGGCCGTGACGGCGCCGGCGGCCGTTGACACCGGGCGCCGCGGGGGCCATGCTGGCCTCGTCTTCATGGTTCATCGGCCGCAAGGCCGGGCTGACCCCCAGGTTGTCCGCCTGGGGGTTTCGGCGTCCGCCCCACGGTGGCCGTCAGGCGGCCGCGGGGTCGGGGGCTGTGTCGATGACGGGGTAGGTCCCTGGCGGCGCCAGGGCCGCCAGCGTCCGGGGCGGGCTGGCCCGCTGGGCGGTCACCCTGACCGGGTAGGCCGGGGGTCGGGGTGGGCCGCCGGGGCGCCGTAGGCGGCGAAATAGGCGGGCATCGACCGCCTGGGGGGCGTTTCGGTAGCTACGCGCCGGGCTCTGGAGCGGTTTCCGAAACCGCCGCGGGCGCCTTCTTCGCGGTCGGCTTGCGAGCCGCGGTCCCCGGCGCCTTCTTCGCTGCGGCCTTGGCGGGCGCCCTGTGACCGTTGCCGGCGGCGAAGTCCGCCTCACGGGTCCAGAAGGCCCAGCCGTTGATCCCTGCGGAGCTCTTGGCCCCCTTTACGGCGGCGGCCGCCCTCGACAGGCTCTGGCACTCGCCCGCTGGGGCCAGCGGCGAGTCGAAGTCCTGCACCACATAGAGGCGCGGGCCTTCCTTCGGGTCGCGCACGATGCAGGTGTAGGTCCTCCCCTTCCGCTCGGCCTTCAACACCGTCCCTGTCTTCAGCTCCCTGTCGGCGATCGCCACGGTCTACCTCCTGCCCTTTCCACCCGGCCCCTGCCGTCAGGGACCGCGTGAGGGGACAGGAAGCCCCCCAGGACGGCCAGCCGCCGGCGCTGACGATCCCCTCGCCAGGTCCGCCGGCGACGGGGCGGCCATCACTTGCCGGCGGCCACCGGGTAGGCCCTGTCGTGCAACAGGCCCAGGAGCGGGAAGCCCCCGCCCCGCAGCTTGAGCAGGCTCGACCGGAGGTGCTGGCGCTCGCTGCCCACCAGCGCCCCGAAGAAGCGTTCCATCACGGGTTGCATGACGGCGCTCGCCTCCTCGTACCTCTTGCGGCCTTTCGCGGTTATCTGGACCCTGATCTTCCGGCGGTCGCTCGGGTGGTTCATGCGCTTCGCCAGGCCGGCGTTCTCGAGCCGGTCGATTAGGCCGGTCAGGCTTTGCGCTTCCACGACCAGCGTATTCCGCAGGCGGTTCGGCACCAGCGGGCGGCCGTCATAGTACAGGGCACCGAGTAGGAGCATCTGGGGGCCGCTGAGGCCCGATTCCATCAGCGCCCGCTCGGCCAGCTTCACCAGCGTTGTTTCCGCTTGGTAGAGCAGCATGGCGTCCAACACGGGCTGCGGGACATTGTTCGTGCTCGGGGTAGTCATAATCTACGTTCCTTCCTGCCGCCTGCTGGCGGCGCTATGGCTCCGGGGTAACCGCGCGGGATGACCATCAGGACCTCCTAACGGTGTGGCCTAGAGCGCCAGAGCGCCTGTGCCACCAGGAAGAAAAGGCCCACCCCTAAGGCGAGGTCGAGGCCCGCGCCAGTCCACGCGGCGACGTCGATCATAGACGTGCCTGTGCCGTTTACTTCCCAGACCACGTGTCGAAGTGCCCAGTAGAACACCTTGCCTCCTCCTATCGCGGGTTAGGGCGCCGGCGTCGGCCGGGGCCTTGTTGAGCCTGGACCGGCGGCCGCAAGGCGGATCAGCTGACCGCCGCGAATCTGCGGGGCGCCACAGTGGCCGTCAGCGGCCGTCAGCGACCCCCCCCTGTGTGAGACGTAGGGGCCGTCCGCGTCGGCCGGGCCTGTGCCCACCACCACGGCGCCGGGGGCGGTTTCCGCGGCTACCCTGGGCATCAGGTGGCCCCCACGCCGCGGCGCCGCCGGGGGCGCCGGCGGACCGTCGACCGCAGGGCTCGGGCTAGCTGCCGATGGGCGCCTTTGCGGATCAGGTGCCCCGCGACCCGCTGCGGGCTGCCGCTGGCGAGGATGCCGGCGGTCGTGAGGAGGGCGGCGACTTTGAATAGCCCTCTCAT